GTTGAATCCGGCGTATGTCAGGCGGCAAACTGTAAATCGAGGTTATTGTGAACAATGGGTAGACCTCCTAAAAAATTAGATTTTTTTGTGAATAAAGATGGGTGTTTTGTTTGCACAAGCCACCACAGTAAATATCCCCTGCGACTAAAGTCGCGGGGCTTTAAACTTGATTAGGAACCTTATGTTCTTTAACCGATTTTTCAGCGCAATTTACGGTACGCCCTTGAAAACATGCAATATCAGGTTTGCCTTGTTTTCTCAGAAGATGCCTGATTCATCTGGTTTTAATATATACTTTTTAATTGAGAAAATCAACACTTATTTTAAGAGAGGGGCGGCAATTCCTCCACAATGGCTAAAGCCATGTGGTATCCTTGCCGTTTAATTTATGAACATTTCTCTTTTCAGTATTGACGCGGCATATCAATTGGCGCAGGACAGGGCCGAGGAATATGCCGCCGAGCACAACGGAGAGATTTTACCGGAGTTTGACACGGAATTAACCGCGCTCGAAATGGACAGAGACAAGAAAATAGACTGCACAATCCGGTACTATAAAAACCAACTTGCCCTTGCCGATATGATAGAGGCGGAGCTGGACGCGCTCAAATCCCGTATCAAAGTCCACCGCAACAATGCGGAGCGAAACAAAAATTATCTTGGCTACATCATACAGCCAGGTCAAAAGCTGGAATACGGGTGCGGCAAAATATCATGGCGCAAATCCGAGCGCGTGGAGGTACAGGACATTAACGCCCTGCCGGAAAGTTTCGTCAAGGTGGAGCGGTCTGCCATGCTCACCGAAATTAAGGCCGCACTCAAGCAGGGTATAATTTTACCGGCGCGTATTGTGGAAATGCAAAACGTACAGATCAAATAAACTTTAACAGGAGGTACAAAATGAATCTTTCCGATCTCAAGACAAGTAACTTTTTACGCAAGGAAGATGTTGGCGTTGGTTGTCTGGTAACAATTTCTGCATTGACACAGGAAAATGTGGCACAGCAGGGAGCTGAGCCGGATATGAAAACGGCTCTTCACTTTTCGGAACTGGACAAGCCGCTGGTGTTAAACATCACGAACGGACAGATTATCGCCCGCATCACCGGTTTCGATGACAACATTGAAACAAACTGGATAGGTACAAAGATTGTGCTCTACCATGACCCGAATGTATCCTATGCCGGAAAACTTGTCGGTGGCATCCGTGTACGCGCCCCGAAAGCTGGAAGCGTCCCGGATAAGGTTTTGCCGCTGAAACAGCCAAATCCTTATCCTTTAGCCGGGAGACAGCCGGGTGAAGATTCCAGTTTGCCATTTTAATTAAAATATTGCTTCCTTTCTAATTATGAAAGATAAATTTGTCCCAAAATTTCTTGGTAAAAAAATAGACGGTAAGTTTCATTTTGATAGAGGGGAACAAAACCGTTATAATGCTTATCTGTATGGGATAAGAGAAGGCTCGGAAATGTTCCTGGCAATGGGACACAAAAACAAGGGAACCGTTAGAAGCCTTCAACAGAACAGATATTATTTCGGAGTGGTGGTAGAGTTGTTATCAGCGCATACCGGGTACACGCCGGAAGAAATGCACGAGGCGCTGAAAATAAAATTTCTCCTTGTGAAACGACAAGGCTTACCGGATACGGTTATGAGTACGGCGCGGTTAACGAAAGATCAATTTTGTGAATACATCGAAAAAATACAACGGTGGGCAGCAACAGAAATGGGATGCGTTATACCAGATCCGGAAAGCGTGATGATAGTATGACAGGCGCAACCTTCAACCAGCGGCGGGCAAGATGAAAATTATACTACACTATCCCAAAGACTTCCCGAAAGCGGCCAAGCCAACCATCACGGAGTGGCTACAGGAACAGGTTGACAACAAGCGCGGGCAATCGCCGTTAAAATATGTGGAGAAAATTGAGGTGGTGGAGGAATGAAAAGCTACGCCTTCTCACGCAAAGACGAAAACCACACAGCTATCGTACACTGCCTGCAAAAATTGGGGGCAACAGTGTTTGATTTATCCGCACTCGGTGAAAGCGCCCCTGATATTGCAATAGGATTTCGCGACGTTACGTATCTAGCGGAGATCAAGAGCGGCAAGAAAAAGCTTCGGCCTGGACAACTGGCGCTGAAGATTTGGTGGAGAGGCTCAAAAATTTACACCTTACGGGATGAGTTAGATTGTATGTCGCTATTGTTTAACAAGGGGAAACCATGAATCCACAATCTGAAATACTTGCCCACTACCTGCGCGGTGAATCTCTTACAGTATTAGAGGCGTTGCGGTTATACCACTCTACTGAGTTACGCAGGATCAACAGCCGCATCAACGCCGAGCTGCTTCCAGAGGGCAAAATGATTGTCGGTGAGTTTGAACCGGGTCAGAACTACAAACGGTATTGGCTAGTAAAAACAACGCAGATAAGGATGGTAATATGAAAATAAACCTTGCTGGTACAAATAAATTTATTTCTATCCGGTGCTACCGTAAATTTAAAATGTACGGTCATTGGTGGGGAATACACGGGCAACTTTATATAAATGAAAAAGGAAAAACAGTTGCATCAAAACAAAACTATTTATGCTCATGCTATACGGGCGGGGCTTATGTCGGAGGTGTTTGCGAACTTTCTGTTGCTGCAACATTTAAGCTAGCAAAACAATTTCTAATAAAAAAAGGCAAAAACGAGACCATAAAAGCGATAACGCATATATTAAAAAAACAGAAAACGTTGTAACAATCCACTGCGGCTAAAGCCGTGTGGTTTCCCTGCCGTCTAAGCTATGATTTCCGAACCTACCATCCACGCCTTTCTTGACCGACACGGCCATATTGACAAATGTAAAAAGTGCGGCATGGTTGTGTGGTGCATATTTGATAAAAAAGCACAACCGCGCCTATATACAAGTGATTTGGTAGAGCATAACCATGTGGAATCTACAACGCCCAAGGTTAAAAAGTTGATTGAGACTGAGCGGCGTAGTCCTGGAGGATCAGGTACATGGTAAAACCGAACTACAACATTGACCGCATCGCCTGGACGCTCATGTTTTGGGCGATAGTCATACTGCTGCCAGTGGCGGGTGTACTGCTGGCGGGTTGTTGGGTGCTGGGCGCGAGGCCGTAAAAATAAATAAAATAAATTAGGTTTTTATTATTATTAGTATTATATTTATATATAGGTAATTAAAATGGTAAAACAATCAAAAGCATACGATGCGATGACATTAGTGACTGTGCTAATGTCGTTGGAATTTTCCAAGGTATGCCGATTACATTCCGTAAAATATCCTAACTGCAAAAGGAAAAGCGGATCGGCAGGACATTTTTTAAAAGAAGCAGCAAAGGAAAAATTGATAAAATTAGGTCTTTCCGAAAGATACGTAAAATCATTGAGATAGTTATATATAGATCATCTAATAGCTAGTTGGCAGAAATAAAGCCGGAGAGCGAGATTATATGTGCGCCCATAAATACAAAGTCATTTTAGCTGATCCACCGTGGAGTTATTCTAATTCCGGGTGTCGGGGGGCGGCGGCAAACCAGTATTCTACCATGTCGCTTTCGGATATGAAACAACTTCCGGTGTCCGAATTTACCGATCCTGATTGCGTGTTGGTAATGTGGGCGACATGGCCAAAACTTGCGGAAGATTGTTTGCCGCTAATGCAGGCTTGGGGCTTTGATTATGTTACCGGCTTTCCGTGGGTAAAAGTTACGAGTGTTTCAACAAACCTTTGGGGTGTATTGGAAATTAAGGTGCCGTATGGTATCGGTTTCTGGATTCGTGGCTGTACTGAACCGGTGCTTATCGGTAGGCGTGGAAGCCCCAAGCCGCCCCCCAATGGCTTTATTGGACTTCTTTCTGAAAATCTATTTCATTCCCGAAAGCCGGAGTCAATCTATCACTTTTGCGAGTCTATGCCAGGGCCGTACTTGGAAATGTTTGCCCGGCGCAAGCGTAGCGGATGGGATGCTTTCGGGAACGAAATAAAAGACGGAATACAAATGGGCGCACCAGAAAATAAGGAATCCGGCTTTACATCTGCCAACACCCGCAGTATGCCAGTTGCGCAGTTGTTAGCGGATTTTCCTTGTTTATAGGCGCAACCAGCACACATGCGGGGAACGTTGGCTGCAATAGCGGCCAAGAGCGTTATAAATAGGAGCGCGGCTTATGAATCAAATTTGCGATAAGTGTAAATATGTTTCCGGTTTTTCATCTGAATTTCCGTGCAATAGATGCGTTGTAATAGCTATCAATTGTTTTGTGCCAAACAACGCCGCGCTCAATTCAGAGGAGTTGGCCGCTACAGTTCCGGCAGTAGCCGCAGCCAACAAACAAAGTGACGAAATTAAACCTTGCTCCCGGCTTTCAGATTGTGCTTTTGTTCGTCAAGAAGGTTTTTGTTGCAATACAAAGTGTAAGGTATACGATCCGGTTTAACTTCGCCCTTTGTCAAACGTTGTGCAAAATTGCAGCCGAGATCAAATATTATAGGGGGTCGAAATGTGGCCGTTCAAAAAGTCGGTTCCTAAAGTTGACGAAGAATGGGAGGCTCTCTGCAAACGCTTGAAAGCAGTGGAAGTCTTTGCTCCAGTTGGTTCTTTTGTTGAGTACCTTGGTGTTAAAATGATGGTCGTTAAGCATCACGAGCTTTATCTGATGCTTTATACTAAGTCAATTTATGTTCCTGGTTTAAAGTTGGAATGGATGGATAGTATGCAGCATTTGCAGAGAGCCTTTTTAAGAGATTGGGAGTTTCCTCTTTGCAAAGTTATTTCGACCCCTGAAAATAAGGAGTCGGCTGCAACTATCGCACAACAGCCGCAGCCAGAAAACGCGGCAGCACTGGCGGAGTAGTTTTTTATAGGCCGCGTCATCTGGCGAGTGCGGCACACGTTAGGCGAAATTCTCCACCGCAAAGCCAGATATTATAGGCGGCGCGAAAACCAAGAAAGAAAACCATGAAAACAAGAAAGACATTAAATCCCGAACGGCTTTATTATTTGCGTGACGCTCGTCAGGTTGTTGGGAACTGTTTGTTGTGGTGGGGTAAGGGGCGGTCAGGGTATACGTGCAATCTCGACAACGCTCATTTGTTTACCGAATCAGAAGCGTATGCGCAACACAAAAGCCGTGCATCGGACATTCCCTATCCTAAAGATTTGATAGACGGATTAGCATATCGGCACGTTGACCATCAAGTTACAGATCGGTTGGAATGGACAGAAGAAAATCAAGACGCGCCGCAAGACACTAAGGAAGCGGTGGAGAACATCGCCTAACAAATGCATGGCGGGGAGTACCCCCAAATGCGGAGTACCGCACTTCGCCATGCATCGGACGTTGTACGCAATTGTCAATTTCTCTTAATTTGAAAGGAGCTTGCCAATGGACATTAGTGAATTTAGAGACCTTGGTAGGGTAGCATATATCACTGGTAATGTTAAAGAGGCTTTGGACGCATGGCAAGCTCTGGAACGTGTTGTAGAAATTGCCAACAGCGCACAACAGCTAAAGGCTGAAATTGCCGCTCTCGTTGTCAAGGTTGATGCTATCCCTCAGCGAGAATTGCCGTTAATGGTTGGAGAGTTTATCGAGCGGATGCGGCAACTATCAGCCGTTTAGCGAACCGTTGGTGTTCATAAACCAAGCTCGGAATAATAGGCCGGGCGCTTAGAAGGGATCATTCAATGAGTGCAAGCGTAAAAATAATGTTATCGTTCGACTACTGCCATTTTGAAGTATCGCTCTCCAACGAAGCTACTACTCCGGCGGCGGCGAACGAGCTAAGAAAGACCGCACAGCGCCTTGCAGATGAAGCAGTACGGCAATACCAAATGGCAAAGTCCGAAGCTTCAAAACGTACTCAGGCGCAGTGCATGCTTTCAGGTTTAAAAAGTGAGGTTGAAGAAATTAAAAAACTTAATCCCGATGAATGGACTCCACGTCAAAAAGGAACCGTCAAGGCGCTCGAAGATGCGGAATTCGCCGCCGCCCATAAATACCAATACGACGACGATGATGATTTTGAGGAGTTACCATTTTAACGCCCGGCAGAAAATCAAGGTAGCTTGGTTTACAGGCCACCAACAGCCGCTTGTTGGGGTGCGGGCCTAATGCAGTCGTAGCAACATTAAAACGTCAACAAGCGGCACACGTTGTAGTCAATACGGCGCACCTTAAAATTATAGGCCACGCTAAGAGAGGTTTTTATGTGGCAGGGTTTTATTAAAGAAAGTAAGTCATTTTGCAATTATCCGCATTGCGGCAAATGGCATTTTTGGTCAGGCTTCCCACGTGCATTTGTAATTTTCTACTGGTACGCAATAGTAGATAAAGCGCGGCAGAAAATTATGGAGGTGCGCTGTACAGCCAACAACAGCGCAAGCATGAAACGCGATTAGAGGATTGTTGATTTTATTATATCGCGCATCATGCGAGTTGCGCGAACGTTGTAAGCCATTAGTCAACCGACCATTGAAAGGGCGGCGCATGAGAACCGAATACCAGTATATCTGCTTTATGTGCCTGGGAGATACCGGGAAGACCAGCCGTTGGTCAATCCACAATAAGCGCACCAACGGGTTTTTAGGTGAAATTAAATGGTATTCGGCGTGGCGAACATACTGTTTTTATCCAATTTCGGATACAATATTTAACGATGGTTGTTTGAAGGACATCATTAATTTCATAGAGCAGTTATGCGCCGCCAGAAAAAGCGGAGCGGTTGACAACGGGCTTACAACAGCCGCTATACGCAAGCCGGAAACTACCCCGGCCAGCGCATAACGGCGCACGTTGGCTGCAATAGCGGCCAAGAGCGTTACAAATAGGAGGTTACAAGTGGAAAAAACAGACTTCGATTATAAAGCGAAATTTATTGAGGATATTAACGAAGATTTGGAGCGTTGCACCGTTTCCGACCTTGGCAGAATTTATAGATTTATACGTACTCACATCATTGCTAACGTGCCGGGATTGCAACCTCCAGACGCATCGGAGTTGGCCGCTACAGTTCCCGGAGTACCGGCAGCCAACAACCGCAGCGACAAAATTGCCGACATAGCGACGTCAATGGAGTGTGCTGCAAAAGTTACAACAATAACCGATCCGTCAGTTGTTCAGTGCGCAATCGAAACGTGGGCGCGGCAACTTCGGGCGGGTGCCTGAACCGTTGTACACAATTTAGGCCGCTCTGAAATTAATAGGGCGCGACAAGGAGAAGAAAATGCAAGAAGAATACAAAGGCTTCATAATCAAGTTTTCTGAACTTAATTTCGAGTTTACTGTTCGCATCGGAGATTCTGATTACAAAAACAAAGAATTGGAAAAAGTGAGAAAGCGAATAGATGATTTAGACAAAAAAGATTTCAAGCGTTTCGATGTTATTATAAAATATCATTCGTATCGAACCGGTGAACAGTGGAAAACATATACCGTAACTTCTGTTTTTTTCGAGAACGGATGGCACGCCTGGGTTGTTGACGACCAGAAGGGACGGTCGAAACAACGATACGAAAATTTGTACGAAGCAACTGAAGAAAACAAAAACAAAATAAAATTGATGGCAGATGTTCAAGCAAAAATTGATTTGCTTGGGCAAGAAAAAGACGGAATAGAAAAAACAATGACAAGACAGGTCGCGCCCAAAACAGAGGAAGCGACCTAGCAAACATCGTGCAGTACGGCGCACGTTGCACGCAATTCGGCCCTTGAAAGGATTTTATATGGGCGGCAAAAAGTATCAGGTTATTCCTGGAATAAATGAGACATGGTACGTTGACGAAGTGAAGCGAGCTTTTAGCCTCTGCGTTTGCAAAGTAAAGCACAGCGCGCATAAAATATGTGCCGCCCTGAATGCAGCGGAAGCGGGCCGAACAGTTCGGGCGAAGCGCCCCGTGCAACAACGCAAGGTTAAAATAACTTGCGATTGTCATTCTCCTTGTAAAGATCGTAGGAGTGGTAATATATGTTCGTTTCCGGTAGGTGATTGCAGTGCGCAAGTTACTTCAACCGTTGCGTAAACGTTGTGACGGCATTTTCGCCGCCTTGAACGCGGGGACGGGCTGCAATCCACGGGGTTTTAACCCCGGTGGTTAGGCCCGCAAAGATATTTGAGAAAGTTGTTGACAATCTTGTAGATGGATGGTATATTATAAACATGAGTATGCAATATCAAAGAGACGAACACCGCGTACACCTAATGGTTTTTCATCTTATATGGATACCGAAAAGGAGAAAGCCTGTTTTGGTTGGTAGTATTGCAAAAGATTGTCGAACACTTATCCTGCAAAAATGTAAAGATAAAGGGTGGGAAGTTCTCGAACTGGCAATAAAGCCAGACCATGTTCATTTATTCGTTCGAGGATGGCCCACTACTGCGGCTCACGAAATTGTTAAGGAATGTAAAGGAATAACTTCTCACGAATTAAGAGATAAATATCCAATTTTAAGAAGGCTCCCCTCTCTTTGGACTCGAAGTTATTTCGCCGCAACTGCGGGGAATGTCTCAGCAGAAACCATACAACGATACATTGAGAACCAAAAATGATTACCTCGACTCTCAAACTCCGCCTCAAATTATAAACCGCGCAGGAGGAACAATATGTACGCAAAAGACTGGGCTGCAAGAATCGGATATATTGTGTTGGCAGTAGTAATGTGTGTCGCAGGTGCCTTGCACCAAAATGCGTATAATACAGTCAATGCGCGGTTAAAAATATTGGAAGCGGCGAAAACAGCCGCACAACAGCCGCAGAGTCGCCATTATTTTGCACGATATGACTCATTGAAAATTGAATGGGTTTTAGACTCATCTATTATAAAAAAATAACGGCGCTCATGTGGCGAACGTTCAACGCAAGTCCGCAGGGCTAAGAGCGAGACACTTATAGGAGGTCGGCAATGTTAGTAAAAATAACAAAATGTACTGGTGATTTTTATTGGTACAAAAATTATGTTGGTGCCATAATTGCCGTAGATGACAAACCGGACACTCGTAATAGTGGGGATTACAGAGTTATAGGTGATGTAAGTAGCAGAGGATGGATAACGCAGCAAGATTGCCGACCTCTTAAACCAGAGGAAGCTCGCGGTATGCTTTCTGGCCCTGCGGCCCGGCGCAAGACCGCGCGCCTCTTGCGTTGAACGCGTGCGCACCTAATCGCTTGTCTGACGACGAATGGCACACCCTACGCACCAGCGTCGAACAAGCGCAGCACAAAATGTCGGTCACTATGACGCTCCCCAAAGTGGAGCTTACCATAAATGTTAAACCCGTGTGACCGCCACTTCGTGCGGTGCGCACGCGTTGGTGGTCATACGCCACCGACCAAATTATAAGGAGCGCGTCATGGAAATTATAAACTGTTTAAGCGCCAAGTTGAGCATTGAAAAACGCGGCAGCATTATTTTTCTTAGCACTTTAAGCGGCGGCATCGAAGTAAATATGTCTTTGTCAAGTTCTGAGGCCGTAAAAATGGGGGACGCGCTCAAATCATTAGGAGCGGTGGCGAACGAACCACCAACAGCCGCAGCCGCGCCATGCCTTTGCAAAGAGAACGGCCTGCATCAAAAGACAACTCGCGGTAAGGTGGTTGTAAGTGCGTGCGTGTCATTGGTTGTCAATAAGGATTGTCCGATACACGGCCATTATATGCAGTCATAGCGGCACGGCGGGCGAGTGCGGCAACCGTTGGGATGCCATAGTCGCGGAACCATAGAAAGAGAGTGCGGCCAAATGGAATTATGCAAACTTCATCGCATGGAAAAAGGATCAGATGATTTCATTTCGGACTGTGGCAGAGAGCTTTATTTTCCAGACTGTGACCCCGACTTCAAACCGAATAAAGAATTTAACTTTTGTTGCTATTGTGGAAAACCAATGAATAGGGCCGCACTAAAATTAATGGAGTCCGCGACAACGAGCATCCAACAACCACAGCCCGAAATTGCTTTGCTTAAAGACGCTGCTGCTCTAATCGAGCGTGGTGGCTCATTAGATTTACAGGTGGCTATCAATTATATAGAAGTGGCCATAGCGCAACTTCGCGCAGTGCGGTAGACGTTGCCGGAAATAAAACCGGCTTTGAAAATTGAAAGGCGGCGCAAATGAAACATTTACAAGACCTCCCCAACATCGAAGGATTCCGTTTCGTAGGAATAACGCACGACAATGAGCGTAGAGAGTGTTTTGTTGCAAAGGATTTAATGGGTTGTCACACGATAAAAGGCGAAGCGACGTGGTTTGATTTAGACGGCTGGGAAGATGCGTCGCCGAAACAAAGGAGGTCAACCATTTACAACAAGCGCGGAGCGGTGGCGAACAAACCACCAACACAGCCGCAGCCGAAAATGGCGTACACTAAGGATGATGTATTAAATATAGCTAAGGCCTGCGCGGATATTTACTGTTGTTTCGGTCAACCTCCATGTGCCTCCGATATTGCGAAACGTAAAAAAGGGCGGTAGCAAACCGCCCCTCCTCATTCACCACCGAACTACTTTGCGGCTGGAGTCATCGCCTTTTTTGCTTGAATACTTTTATACCACTGATGCACATATCCTACCAGCATTATCACCACACCAACCGCGCCTATAATGTATGTCGCGTCACTGGTAGCTTGATCCGGTGTCATTCCAAAAGCCGTAAATGCCTTTAGGAAAGCGAACGATAAAATCGTTATCGCCGCCCCACTGTTAAACTTATGGCCGTTCATCCCCTGCCATAACGCAACAACCGCTTGAATCAATCCCATACTTCCTCCTTATTTTAAGGTTTCGAGAAAATCAATAATTCCGATTGTTCCCTTGATGATAAATTCCATTCCCTGTTCCTCGAACGGCTTGTTGCCGCCGACCTTGGAATTGAGCCAATCCGCCGCCGCCTTGATTTGCTCCGGCGTTAGGGATTTCAGTTCGGCCTCAGCGGCCGAAATAACCGCTTTTGCAATGGGCCTTTCAATTAACAACAATGCCTCGGCAACAATATTTCCTGACATACGTCCTCCTTGTTAAAGTGATTCCATAATAGTCTGTTCTTCCTCGCTTACTGTTTCGTCCGTTAAAATATATATACCCGACTCTCCCAGGGTGAAATGGCTTATAAATGCGGCCCAATCCGCCGGGAATATCGTTTGGCAAGCCATCGAGCCAGGCCATGTATCGGAAAAGCCGCAATGGATCAGCACGGCAGTGGCGAACGCCTTGCCCTCGTTATTGGGATCCGGCCCCGTCGTGGCAACAGGTCCCTCGTCATTCAGGGCAATACACCGGCCGCGCTTGATTGTCTCGACACATTTCCACGGTATGCCTTGCTCGTTAGTAGGTGCTATCTGGGCGTATACCTTATACCAGGGCTGTTGCGTGCTGGGTTTATTAGGATTTGGGTTGGTACGGAACCGTGTAGATTCATACAGAAGCATATCCCCGGTGTTTCCATTGTAGATTCTTACCGTGTCGGGATAGCCAGAAACCTCCGGCGCTGAAAGGCGGAAACCGTGAATTATTTTCATGATTTTACGCAAGGAAACCACGGGGCTTGTCCCCGTGGAGGAATTGCGTCCTCCAAGTTAAATTGTTTAACTACTCTCAATACAAATATACTATATTACTAACTGTGAAAACAATACGAACTATGAAAATTAAATTCACCGGTCAGCATAAAGCAGATAAGTTGCTTCCACACTGGCTTTCTGCCTGCAATTGGCTTTCTAAAATTGTTTTTGAAACCAAGGAAATAAATTCTAACCGACTTGCACAAGCATACTATAAAACAGTTCGTGAGAAATTTAATCTTCCTTCTCAACTTACTTGTACTCTTTTCAGAACCATTTCTGCTGCATATAAAACTCAAAAGACAAAGAAAGAATGGCATCTGTCTATTTACAAAAAGCAATCCATTCCTATTGTCTGGAAGAGAGATTTTGCTCGAACCAAGAAAAATATTACTCTTTGGTCTGATCCTATTTCTTTTCAAGATTCCAGAACAATTCCTGATAACTGGAAAGATTCTAAAATATTTATTAAAGAAAATCAATGGTATTTAAATCTTTCTTATGAAATTGACATTACAGAACCACTTACTACTGGAACTATTATTGGAGTTGATCAAGGAATAAAAAGACTTTTTGTTGCAACTGACTTCAATAACAACAAATTGTTTTATAAAGCTAATCATCTGAACAACAAACTTTCCAACATCAGAAGAACCAGAGCCAAAGTACAAGCAGTTGGAACCAGATCGTCTCGACAACTCCTTCGGAGAATGTCGGGGCATGAGGCTTCCGTAACTGAACATGCGGTGCATGTTGCTTCTAAGAGACTTGTAAATTGGGCTGATTCTGTTGGTGCAAGAAAAATTGTTCTTGAGGATTTGTCTAACATACGAGAAGCCTCTAAGAGTAAAGGTAAAACTCTTAGAAGTAGGATTAACCGTTGGCCTTATGGAAAATTCACGTTTTGTGTTACTTATAAGGCTGCTTCCAAGGGTGTTTCTGTGGAGGTTGTTTCTCCCAAGAATACTTCTCGTATGTGTCATAGATGCGGTCATATTGACAAATCCAACAGGGACGGTTTTTTGTTCAAATGTACGAGCTGCGGTTATACCGCAGACGCGGATTGGAACGCCAGCAAGAATATTGCAGGACGTTCTATGTCTATCGGGTTGAACTCGATAGATACGGGGAGAAGTAAATCCCCCAGAAAACCGGGTACTATTGAGATGGTGTTGCATAACTGCGATACCTGCTCGATGCCTGTTGTTTAAAGCCACGGGCCTTGTGCCCGTGGTAATTTACTGTTTTCCCTTCTCTATCGTAGCAATAGTCTGCACTGCTTTGGAGGTTTCAACTGCTGAAGTATTTTTAAGCTCTATTTTCATGTTTTGCATTTGTAAAAAATTTATCACAATTGCCCCTCCGCCGATAAGGGTACTGATAACTATAACAATGGCGAGAATTTGGATTTTGAACTTTTCGTGGCCTTCAACCTTGTCGCTGATTTCTTTCTGTTGTATTCCACGCGGAAAACAAACGTCCTCTTTAAAAACATTCATATCGGCTTTTGTAAAGTTTTCCTCGCGGATTGTTTCCAGAGTTTTTGCTATCTGTGTGAGTTGTTGTTGTACGGCCTGAACGTAATAACCGAAGCCATTTTCATCAGCCATAAAAACCCCTTACAGCATTAAAGCAACAACAATAAAAACAACCTCTATGAGTTGTAGCGCACACAAGCCAATAATTATTTTCGCCGTGATTCCAATATGCTTTTCTACGGAGGAAATGCGTTTGTTTATTTCTGCACGAAACGTAATTTCTTCCAGTTGTGATTTTCTAATATCTTTTACAAGATTCAAAATGCCATCAACGGAGGTTGTTATTCCACTGAATAAAATATCACGCTTGTCGTGCAAGGGACACACCGGAATGTTCGGCTTTTCGTCAGGCACGAAAGGGTCTTTGTCGTGATCTTTGTCTCTGCGCTCAAAACCGTTCGCAAAATGTTCCTTGTTGGTCTCTTCCATTTTTTACCACCCCTTAAATAGTTTTATGAATACCAGCGCAACCGCACTTGCTATCACTGCAAAAAACAATATCACAATACATATTTCTTCTGCGTCTGTCATTTAATTCTTTTTATGTTTGATAACAAAAACAACATTATAGAACTCAGTGTTTTCCCTCGGAGTTTTCGGATACGTAATTCTTTTTGTTTTGTCATGTATGACCATTTCCAAAGTATCCGTCTTGGCCGCGCAGAGAGCAAACGCAAATAAAACAATAAGTAAATATTTCATCATTTTGCCTGCTTCTTTAAACTTTTGCCCGCGTGAGTGAACACGGTGTCAATCAGGTCTTTCATGCTCTTTCCAAGGGCGCTGTCGCTTTCCTGTTTGCTCTTTTTCCAGATATTATTTACGCCAAGAGTGTTGTATAAAATTCCAGACGTATCCGGTTGCAACCGCACCATAGCCTGCGGGGATATTGTAAGGGTTACATTTTTACTTGCCGTATCGCGGGTGATGGACTGCACGCTGCGCTTCCAGTTGATGTTTGTTGTATCGTAATACTGCGAGGTGCTGTCCTGTGCGGCCATGATACATGCTACGACGGTCAGGATAACCAGGAACGCTTGCCATATTTTACCGTCATACAATTGCCGCGCATCGCACCCTTGCACCCTACAATACCGGACGAGTTTCACCGGGGAATAGTCCCATTTGTGAAATCCAAATTTACAGAATGTTGACTTCATTTCGTTTTCTCCTTTTATTTAAAGGGGTGTCCCGTGCAGCAGCCCCGTTATCTATTCCGTAGATTGAGCACACGAGATTTGCCCTACGCGGAATAATTTATTTCTTTTCCACCTTTTTCTGCGCCGCCTTAAGCGCGTCGAGTTGCGTCTGCAAATCAGAAACCTGCTTTTGTAAATCAGCTTTTTCCTTTTTCAATTGCAACGTTTCCGTGTATAGTTTTGGAATGAGCGCAATTGCCTTTACTACTGTTGAACTTTGGTCTACTTCTGTGGCAATTATGGCGTTTGCCTGTGCCAACATTTCAGTGCCGGTCATTTCTCTTGGCTCCTGATAAGGAGTCAATGGCTGCTGCGTGGGTTGCTGCGCCATTGTCACACCCGTGAACGCGAGAACTGCGAAAAAGACGAATAAGAAACGAAACATGAACCCTCCCCTGTTAAAGTTTAGTTTCCAAAAAATTGCCAGCCATTGTCATATGTTTTAATAAATACAGCACCCCCATGTGCGCCGGAAAGGTCGTGTCCATTTACAATAACATAAGATGATGCTGCGTCTCTGGTGCAATAAAGTAAAGTACCCTCCGCCAAACTTCCGGCAGCAAGAGTGACATTTACTACTCCTGCGGAATGAAATTCTACACGGGAGCAAATAGGCGTGTATGTGTAGGGGTCTGTTACTGTTGGATTATCACGAAATGCAATCGTTACTGCGGCGTTCGTTCCGCCTATCGCCAACGTGCTCCCTGCCGCTGGCGTGCAGTCAATACCAATAAGCTTACCCGACGCCTGCGTTATCGCGCTCGTCGCCAGACCCGTCGTGCCAAACATGGCAATTGTGTTTACAGTGCCGAGGTTTGGCAGGTCTGCCGCAACAAACGCCCGCAGAGAAGGCACGCCTGCGCTGCCGTTCGGCGTTCCCCAGAAATAGTTTGCGGTGCCGCTGGTGAATTTAGCAGCGTACCTATTGTCATAGGCTCTGGAGGAATCAGCATTGAGTTTTTTTGTCCAGAGTATAGTATCGCCTTGCAGATATGAGGTAGTGCGAATACCGCGCCCGTTGACGAATATGCTGTCTGTAGTGTAAAGGAGGCTTCCTGTTTCGGTTACATTTGTTCCCACGAGTGTATCGCTGCCGGTTTTGTTCCACGCCGCCAATACACCCGCCGTACCGTTTGGCACAGCCGTTGACGGCAGGAAATAGCTTGCCGCACGGCTCCCCACTTTGCCCGCGTCAAGCGCGTAGTCCGCCGTTGCGTGCAGACCTAAAGCCCCGATGTCGCCGAGCGCCTGTGTAGCAGTACGGGTAGATAATAACCCCAAGGAACTGTTCTCCACAAACCCTGCTGCGCTCATTCCTGTTAATGTTAGATTTGTCCCATATAGCGCTCCCGAAAATCGTGCGGTTCTTCCACCGAGACTGTCCGGCGTTACGGTAGAAAAAGTCCAATTACCACTCGTCTGTATTGCTGACCCGTCATAGGCGCCAGCCAAAATAATGTGTGACGCTCCTGTCCCCGCTGGTTGCGCCGTTAGGTAAAAATATTGGCTATTCGACGTATCAAGCGACCACCATAATTTATTATTGCTGCCGGGAGCTACCATTATTATTAATTTGGCGCGCAGGTTGAGATTGCTCAAATAGCCGCCATCAGTATTCACGCTGTCGTGTCCGTAAATAGTTTTTACCTGGAGCGATTTTAAAAATAGAGAATCAGGATATTTCCCCGCGCTGTCGGGAACACATTTGCCCAGCTTGTACACCTGCCAGCTTGTGTTAGTCGTATCGCCCCTGAGTTGGTACGTCGTGCTGTCCGCCGTACAGTAAACCAGCATACCCATGACCCTACGAAGAGGTGGAATGGCATTACGCGCTGTCGTGTTCAATACCTCACGAAAGCCGCCACGACCCCACAAAGAATTATGAGTCCCGTAAATATCCGCGCTGTCAGTTGGAGCTATCATAGCACCAACATTAGTCGCTGGGGGTGCGCCCGCAAAAAGAAACAAGGGAAAAAGCAAAATTAAAATTTTTGTTTTCATTTTAGTTACCTACCGCGATTAAAGATATTCTCCCCACGATTTGAGTTGGACTCGTGTACACGTAATAGTTTCTGGTATCACCATAAGAATTTGTTAGGCTCACCGTCGTCATGTTCCACGTCGAGCCAAAGCCGTTCACGGTCAACGCCACGGTTCCGAACGATGAAGGATAAGCATAAAATATGTAATTCCCTCCGCCCGTGATGTTTGTCGCACCCAACGCCCTGTACGCCGCATACTGGTACGTCCATCCGCCTGTTCCGCCCTGCACATCCCCGGCCGTCGGCGCAGCATCCGTGGTTGTGCCATACCATTTCTGCACGTAGAAATACAGCCACGTCGAGGCGCTCGTTGGTGTAACGCCGTCCGTGATTGCCAGCGTATAGTATTTGTCGGAGGTCAAGGAAAGGCCCGTAAATGCGTGCGTACGGTCGGATAGTGCGGGCGTGCAATCCGTGAGCGTCTGGCCCGTTATCGCAGCGCCGGTCAGCGTCCAATTCACGGTGACGCCCGTTACCATCTGCCCCGCGTAATTCGTTGGCGAAGTGTTGGTGAGGGCCGCAATCACCGGGGGAGTATAAAGGGCCACGGTAAATGTGTCAACCGATTGCGTAACGGTAATTCCATATCCTTGCTTTATCGTGGTTAGGACGGGATGCAGAACCGTGTCCGCTTTATACGCAGCCCGCACCGTGTCCTTCTCGTGCTTGCAGGTGTCCGCTAGGTGCGCCACGCCTGCGCTGTCTGCCGTATCAATTGCCGCGCTCCAAATTTGGCCCAGCGCGTCAAATTTTGCCGTGCCGGGTTGCGTACCCTTTGTGCGGGTTACGCGCAGGGCGTGACAATTCACGGTGTCATAATTAACTGGTGTTGCAAACGCGGGCAAGCACAAGGCCAAAAGCAAAAGCAGTTTTTTCATACGGGTTCCTATGGTGTAAATATAACTGAACTCAGAACTAGCTGACGATTATGGTTTGATCCGTCAGGGTACACAAGCTGAATAGTATCGTAATCCCCTAAAAGTATCCAGGGAACCGCCGCCCCCACAGCCGGATTGGGGGCAGAAGTAAGGATAGGTATTTCTCGGACAATAAGTGTCTGGCCTCCCTGGTTTTGTTGACCACCCTTAATAGCCGAAATACTTGCCGATATTTGAACAGAAGATACCCCGCTTTTGACCTTTCCAATGCTGCTCTCAAGTCTGTTCAGCAATAGAAAAGCATCATCCACCGACCCCTTGAGGGCACGTATGGCTTTCTTGGAATCATTGAAGTCAACGATCTGTGGGGTATGTTTTGTATTCATACAATTGAAACCCGTTTTCGATTATCCAAATATCTAAATGAATAATCCAAATCATCTAAGTATTCTCTTACCTTGTAACACAAACACAATTTATCAGTTGGTGCAAGCCATGATATTTGGCTTAATAGCTGTGTTCTTATCACAATACATTTAATGTCAACATGCTCCGAGTCAAGTTTGCTTATCTCATACTTTGATAAAGCTACAGCGTCCAATTCTGGCACTCTTTCTATTTCCGCTTTAGCTTCCGCCAGATTGGTAGTGAACAACTGCAAACAATCCGAATCCGCCATGCATACAACCGGGTCGCTTATCGTTTTTGCCATTAAACTGCATATTTCTCTCGATCTTGCTTCCGAAAAACGATGTACATCATCTTTAACACAAGGAACACCAATTGTAATTATCTCGGCTTTTTCAGTCTGTGCTCCATAAGCATCTATGATTTTTTCAGGTAACCCCTTCTGGGACTGCATTGGAATTAATATTTTCATGCCTGTGATAGCGTCCTGTTTCCACCAGCCAAAACGTCATTGTAGTAGTATGTTAAAGTTGATTCAAGCATAGGGTAAGCTGCTCCATTCAAATTAAATACTCGAAGATCAAAGATTGAATGTAAACAATGTGGCATAAAAATAAATCCTGTTTCAATCTGTGTATTAAATCGCCCTATAGCAGAAAAAACAACCGGCGCTCCAAGGTCTACGCTAACTTGGCTGCTATTAGTGCCGTTATTATATTGAATTAATAAATAATGCCATCCACTCGTCGGAATAGTAACAGAATCGTCAGGGTCTGCCGGATCGTGTGCTATTAATTTTCCAGTCACCCCATCAATAGAAATAGTTGATTGATATGGTAAAAATAAAGATTCTATCACAATACCATTGGCGCTGGTCGCCGCTGCTGGATTATACCAAAACCCAATAGCAAAAGCATGATTTGTCATGTCAATTATTGAAGGAATACATAAACCAACCTGTCCAATATTAACATAAGCAGAATAAGTATTACCGTCCGGCCCTAATATTCTTGCAATAGTGGAAAGAGCGCCTACCCCTAGCGTGGTCATACCCTGCAAAACATTTCCACTAGCGAGGCTAAGAAGTTGAGAAGTGCGGCCAATTCCGGCTACCGGCGACAAAATAACTGCCTGCGACGTATGTTCGGTGTCTCCAGAATTAGTAGGTGTTCGCTTATCGCTTGATTTGTAATACGACAGAAGCCCCGTCATCTGCCAACCAGCGCCGTTGAACGTAATGGAATACCTTATCCTGTGGCCTCTTACTTTTAAGTCGAAATTTATATCATCATTATTACCTACCATAGAGGAAACCGTTACGGTTTGCCCTATGTCATTTTGTGCGGTCATGGCAATAGTTAATGGAGTCACGGGATAACTGCTTCCCGGAACAGAATCTATAAAAGAAACACCACCAACAGGATCAATATTCGATTTATCAGGGTTCAAGAAAATATGAGATTCCATTTGCTCTATAAAAAATGCTTGCGATGTTCCGGTATCGTCAGAGGTTATATGGGTTGATGTAATAGGTGCCATAATGCACAAGGTGTAGTAGTAATCATCATACATATTTGAGTTGTCAATAGCGGCATAATTGAACCTGAAAAATTCTCCCGGCACAGCACGAACAGGAACAGAATCACCCGTTTTGCTCATAATAAGAGCATTATACAGATAAGAGAATTTGTTGTTAATAAAATGAACACCCATTTCTCCAAGGGGCAAATCATTAAATTCTCCCTGCCCAATGGCAAACATGCCGGGAAGTATTATATAATAAAACCTGTTATTTTCATAGCATAGACCAGATAGGTCATTTCCTCTTACAAATAGCCCATATTGAGGATCATAATCAATGGTTCTCTCAAACAGTTTAAAAATTTTATTTCTTATTTTACCAAGCGATAAAGAATCTCCGAAAGAGTTTCCGTCAAATAAACAAATATCCGCAGTTTTATACAGTATAACCGCATATAGACCAGCGTCAATTTTGCACAATTCATCCATACCATCACATCCGTTATTTTCTCCAATGATTTTCGGTGGAGGAAGAACTCTGACAATCATACCATTTGATTCATCGGTAAAGTCTATATCAAGGTTGGTTTGAACAACATGACACGACTTCAAAGAGAATATACCAACCGCATCGGAATGTGAACTAAACGCCGTAATTGGTTCAGACACCTTATCGGTCTGATGATTTGGGTCATAATCTCCAATCAGGTATCTGTAATTATTAGGAAGCTCCGAATAATAGTACGAAATATTACAACTTGCAATAAGAAAGCCAGGCAGCATTTCTCCGCAAAAACGACTTGATCCGTCCCAAGGAATTGCTCTCATGAAACGAGTTTTGATACCAAAATTTCCGATTTTGGGTGATATTTCAGCATCTGTATAGCTATCGAGATAAGACCAATTCATTGCCCTAAACGCCATACAGGCGGCAGCTTCTGTAGCAAAATTAGCATCTACAGTGATTGTCTGAGCTATGCTATCATAAGTGGTAACAATCCTAATATCGCCATAATCAAGAAAACATTGTTCGCCTACTTGTGGAGTAAGAACATAAGGAGCATACGAGCCAAGAGTATAGTTTTGTAGTGCGGTGCCATTTATTCCACTTTTGTTGGTAGACCATATATGGTTTACGGTCATGGTTTTTCCAGACAATGAACAATCGAATATCCAATGGCTTTCTATCGTTGCCCAAGCTTTAAGGTAGTCATAGCAATAACTAGGGTCAATAAATGTAAAAAGTGTAAATGGATTCACACCATCAATCGTAAGTTGGATATTTACCGAGGTTGTTGATCCAGATACAAGAGATAATATTTTTGCCCATGCAAGATAATATCCAAAGGCTGTTCCGTATGGCCACTGCCACACAATAGGCATTATTCTTCCCACGTCAGCAGTGGTAAAATGTCCCTGCTTTGTTGTGAAAGTGCCTATGTCCGTACCAGAAGTAATTTGTAACCCGGATGTAGAGCCATCACCATAAAAAGCTTTCATTATGGGTATATCATCAAGAAGGGCAAAGGCATTTGGATCGTTGCCAACCGTAAGAACATCATTGGTATTTATATCTTCAGTACCATAAACGCTATAGTGCGTGGCCGGATCACAGGCTGTACCGCTAGTATTAGGTGACAAATTATCATTAAAATATTTTGCTGCCACAGTTGTCAAATCAACCAGCAACGCCCCATTTGCAATACTATTAGCATTGAGCCTTCCCGCTCCGCTGACATCCGGCACTACTGAATTAGTAAGGTAATTTAGTTGATGTACTGTAGTTGCTATTAGTATGGCCTGTATCCATGCACCTGTTCCATCCGTCGCCTGCGTAATAGTTATGTCAGGATACCGCGATGTAATTATTGAAGCAAAAGAATCTATCAAGCTGTTTATGGTAACAGGGTCTTGATCTGACAATATAAAAGCTATTTGTACATTATCCCATTGCGGCCCGGAAATTAAAAATACCGGCGTGCTTGAACCGGAAATCAAAAAACCTATTGTGGCAAAATCACTGGCAGAATTGACAAAAATTATTGAATTAAGGTCTGATGTCACCCCGGACACTTCCGCGCCCCAAGTAATCCCGTCTGCCGAAGAAATGATCTTCCCGCCGTTTCCCGATGCCCTGAAAAGAGCGTTGCCATAAGCGATAGAAAATAGGTCGGTTGTAATTCCTGATTGTTGCGATTCCCAAGTAATGGCATCGTCAGAAGTGAAAATTGCGCCACCACTACCAACAGTAATATAAAGACTGTTTCCGTAAGTAAGTGCAAGTAAATTGTTGGCAATGGGTAAACTTCGTTTTGTCCACGTTAATGCGTCTGCGGAAGTAAATACTGTTCCTGCATCTCCAACAATCACGTACTGGCTCGTATAGACAATTCCTCGGAAACTTCCTCCTATTGTTGCAGTAGTTTTCAGAGTCCATGTTGTTGCGTCAGAAGAATCATACATTATTCCCTTATCTGTGGTTGCGATATATTTGGCATTTCCATAAGCGACACAAATAAGATTGTCGGTTATGTTTGTTGTTTTGGGTGTCCAAGTGGTTGAATTTGTCGAGGTTGTTACTTTTCCAGAATCACCAACAGCAATTAGAATATTAGTATAGTTTGTAACTGAATTTAAGTTAGCAGTTACCCCAGAAGTTCGTATTTGAAAAACACTATCATCTCCCATGATTAAACTTGCGAGGACAGAAGCAATTATCCCATCATCTCCAACAACCGTAATGTTTCCGTTTGAGTCTGCTGTCACAGAGTTTAAATTGTAATTTTGGGGAAGAAAAGTATAACCACCCCAAGCAGAAGCGTCGGATTGTTTTGAAAAAACTATATTTACATGATAACCCGTCGAGTTTCTTCCAACAGCAACCCATATACCAGTGTAATGAGTTATTGAAGTAAAATCCATCGGCGTGAAAGGAACTATACCTGTCCACGTTACCAAGTCGCTTGATCTAACAATAGTTGCTAAATCACCTACTGCGACATAGGTTGAATTTGCAAAAGCAACCGATTTCAGGTTACTAATTTGTCCAGAAGATCGTATAATCCAAGCCGTCCCATTCGTAGAAGTAATTATTGTTCCGTAATCTCCCACAGCAACAAAGTTGGTTCCGTCCCATATAATTGCGTTGATATTTTTTGTAGTACCAGATGTTTGCGTATACCATGTTGTTTCGTCTGGAGAGGTTTGGATTAAGCCAGAAGGACCAACAATCACATAAAGGTTAGTGCCGTTATAAACAATTGCGCACGGATTTATTGTCGTCTTTGCCCATGTATTTCCAGCATCAGCAGAGGTAGCAATATCTCTGCCGCCAACCGCGACAAGTTTACCCGCATATCCCTGTGCTATGCCTTTCAAATCCCGTGTTGTATTTGATGTTTTCTGAGTCCACGTTGTTCCTGTAGAATCAGAAATTAATATTACCCCACCTTGGCCTACGGCTACAAATTTTTGAACACCTTGATAGCTATAATATGCGACAGCGTAAAGAATACTGGAAAAGGTGCCCGAAAGCCTGGTTGTCCATGAATTTCCATCCGTAGATGTTTGAATCAATCCGGGGCCTACCGCAACATAAATACCATTGCCGTAACAAACAGCATAATGGTTGCCAAGATTCGTTCCCGTCTTTGGTGACCACGTATTAGTATTAACATAGACAGGAAGATCAAATTCGTATGTGCCGCCCGGTGTAAAATTTGACAACGATGGATAGCATATTAGTTTTCCGTTTGTCTGTGCTCCATTATCACTTAGTAAAGCCCCAGGATTTCCCGTTTCTCCATTTAGCCAGTTCGTTCCCGAAATTGGCTGAACGGTAGGCGACGTAAAATAGCTCAAATAGTTAACTGTTGTGGTAAGCCGTATCGCCCCTATAGGAACACCAGAGTTATTGCTGTTAGTTTCAACCAGAATGTCAGGAAAATAAGAGATAATTCCCGGCGCAATAGAGTCCCTTATGGTGTCAATAGTTACCGGAGTAATTGTTGACATATTGAACAGTATGGTTTTTGCTGCTGCTCCTGATTCCGCAAGAGCAAAAGCATAAGTACTGCCGGGAGTAAAATAACTTATTGTTGGGTAAAACGTTAATTGTCCATACAGTTGTCCATTAGCAGTTGCCGTGCCAAGCAGCGTATAGTCGGGGTCTTTTATGGTTGGCCCGAACTGCTGTGCGCCCGATTCGTGTTGTAGCTCATTCTCTGTGCTTATATTTCTATTAGCAAATATTGGGTAATTTGACGAATCACCAACAAAGCGACTTTTGGTATAAAGATACCGCCTATTATAACCATTTGTGATAGGTGCATCTGTACAGTTTTTTAGCGGTGCATCTACACTATACTGAGGATAAGCAGTGTTATTTTCTGCGGCCTTCCAGTATTGATTGTTCTCCGTGTCAATTATCCATATTCCAAGATAAAGATTTGTCGGAGAGCTATTGCCGAAAGGATCGTTGTCTGGAATTAAAACTACCAGATTGTCATTGTCCCTGATTATCGTTTTGCAGTTGGGAATAGGGCTTACGCCTACCTGCGTTATAGCCGCCCAAGAATAATCCCCCGGAGAACACTGGTAAAGCGTAGTCCCTACATGAACGATATTTTTCTGATTATAAGCATTGAACCATTGTCCGTTAAGCGGGTATTTAAACTGTCCTATACGGCTGGTAACAGTTTGCGGTAAGTCTACTGTGCAGGTATTGTTTGCTGTCCCAACCCCCACGTCGGTAATTTTAGCCGTTTGGTAAATTGCAGCATTACTACCGTTGAAATATCCATCCTTATTATCATAGCAAACAAATTTACCTATATCGGCAGAAGTAAAACTATAACCAACTACGGTGACAGTAGTTCCCAATTGCGACATGGATGATATTGTATAATAACTGCCAGGATTAGCGCCGAATAGTGGCGGCAATCCCATATTGTCATCTTGTCTGTCTGTTATACCATCACGCGACTTTACGAAGCTGCCGTAACAAACCTGATTTACAAGGGAAAGCTGGAATTTTTTGTCGATAGCGGCACCAGGCATATCAGATGTCTCGCCAAAAAACTGATCACGCATACGAGTGATTGGCTCTTGGTTCTGTGCCCTGCTGCGTTTTTCAAACGTTCTTCGTGCCATAATACCTAACTATATAATATACCTATTCTCTGACTAAAAAGTTCTGAAATCCCCACAAGTTTGCCTTATCAATTTCCTTATCTTTGCGTTCGTTAAACCAATTAGTCGCATGCAGTCCAGGGTTCCAGGTAAATTCTTTACTTATGAATTGGCCCAAATATGGTTTACAAATATTAAGTATATAATCATGTGGCAAATCCTCTACTCTGCAAAATCCATTTTGGGGATTTTCTATTGCCCACATAACAGCCGCAACAAGAGATATGCTCACTTGAATAGTTGTGCTATTTTGTAAAGGAACTAATCTTTTCGCGTCCCTTATATTTAAAGATGTTCCACACCACCAAATATGTTTTTTATCATATCCTCCTATTAGGCACCCTAACGTATCGGCTCCACCGACAATCTCATTATCATAAATTATTCTTTGTCTAGGCAGTGGCCGGTAATCATTACCACGAAGCTCATTCATTGATGCAATGGCGCAATCCGCCATGCAATATCCATAATAACTTGTAGGGCGGTATTTATTGTCTTTTGTTGTCAAGAAGCGGGAAATGGAATAACTTTCTCCATGTCTAATCAAAACTCCAACAATTTGGTCTCCTTCTTCCGTGGTACTAATCATTTCAGCCCTATTGCCCGTTGCCTCATTGTTTTTGTCAACGTCTTTTTGGGTTATCTCAATTGTATCATCTTTATTGTGAGGAACAAAAACTTTCACTTTAGTGTCCATCCCCATTCTTGAAAGAAATATCTGATTTTTTGGCCCAACATCCGGCACGGTTGAGTTTTCCGGCATTTCTTTTTCGTGTGTACCCCATCCAAGTTCTGCCGGTGACGTTCCCTCCTCAACAAACCCCAATACACTCCATGTATTCAAAAATTCCCCTGGTTGTCGTGGCGTGTTGCTTATCTGCGTGTCCCGTTCGGTGTCTAGTACCACCTTTACGCCCAACTTCTGTGCTAGGGTAGCATAATCGTTTTCTTTTGTAGATTCAATGGATACCCCGCGCTTCTTGGCAAGATCAATCAATCCCTGCTTCATGAAGTGGGAGATAAGGCCAGGATTAGCGCCGTGGTCAATTACCGCCGTGGTGCCTTTGTTGTCGGGCCAAGAGTTGATTTCCTCGTCAAGTTCCTGTTGTCTGGCATAAAGACTCTTATCGTAAGGGCTGCGCTCATCAAAACCTTCTGTATAGTCCCACTCCTCAACGCTGGTGTTCACGTAAAGTATTCCGTTGTCCCGGCAATATTGCAAGAGCTCACGGCAATCTATGTCGTAAGCCAAATCAATGAGCAAATCACCTTCGGAAAGAAACTCCTCCATTGTTTCGGTGAAGTTATCCTCTACCACGCGCCGCTGTACAAAGGTTACACCCTGTTCAATCCACTTCTCAAGCACTTTTGACTTGTCTAGAGCATCCAAAATGGTGATATTGGCAAGATCCACCTCCAAATGCCGCAAAAGGATAGGTAAAACACACTCCGCCACGCTGCCAAAGCCGAAAAACACTATTTTATTGTCCCAAGGTAGCGTTTTTGCGGCTATAGGAGCGGGTTCTGCGGGTGGCTGCGGCTCTTCCTCGCCTACCTGTCCGTTATCCACAAGGTTAACCGCCTCTTCGCTCACGTTGGGGCTAGGAGCCTCGTCAGGATGCGAAATAGGCTTATCCTGGCCCTTGCCAGTAATCTTGCCTACAACTTGGCCTATGCCCTCTGGCACGTCCTGGAGGGGCTTTTTAAGGCGTTCTACAATGTCTTTTACCATCAACTACCCCTTTGGTGTGAACCTGATACCGGATGGTGCAGGCATTTTGCGCGACATTCCGGCCTCACTTGCCGCTATTGCCTTCATCTGAGCTGGTTTGGTTACAACAGGTCCAGCCTTACCACTGTGTAGCTTACCAGCGTACCCTTCCTTCATCACCTTGGCAAACTTGTTCTTCTTTTTCTTCTTAAGCGATACCGTACCCTTGGCAAATCCAAAGCGGTTTTTTGATTTTGCATAAGAGCTATCAGAAGGTTCTGGAATTGGTGAAGGTTTCTCTGATGCTTTTCTTTTCATATATTCCGCGTTTGTGCTGTCAACCCAACGCCTATCCTCGTTGGTTTCCTTTATGCCGGTAATACGCTCAAAATCAGCGGCCCTATCATCAGAAGTAGAATCAGAATCCGCACTTCCCTTTGAATAATGGTCGCGTGATTTGCTTATAAACATTCCATTCATAAGTTACTCCTTGCTACCCGTGGGGTATGTGGGCTTGCTCACCGGAGCGCATTTTTCATTTCCCGGCTTTGCCATGTTGGGGTGATTCATGCGCGACTTCACCGATTCCGGGCTGTACTTTTTAAGTTCCTTTTCGTATTCTACATTAGACATTGAAAGCTCCTTCTATTGGGTTTTTTGTGGCGTTTCGATACGTCGGGCCAGTCTTGCCGTTGCTCGAAACAGGGTCAGTTTCCAACTCTTTTATGTCCTTTTTCTTTGACGCATAATCAGCATCAATCTTTCGGGCAAGCGCGTCTTTGTCCATACGCATGTCTGCGCCCTTGTTAATTGGCGTGTAACATTCCATTTGTCACTCCTTTGTTTTTGGTGTGTGAGGATCGCTGGCATCAGCGTTTATATTCTGGCTAAGATCAAACTTCTTTACCGGATGCCCTGCGCGGTCAGCCGGATAATAATTGACATCCTTTATAATCTTTGCCGGTGACGGGTCGGCGTTGCGGTACTCAAGCTCGTCGTTGTGCGCCGAAATGTCGCCTTTGATTTTTGATGCCAGAGCGTCTACATCTGTCCTGATCGGCACGCCGGGGCGCGGGTTAAGTTTCGATTCTCTGTCAACGGGGTTCATGTCCATAAATATACTCCTTTCGAGAGTTATTTGCGTTTAGATTTCATACGTGAAACAACATCGGAAACACCTTTTTTATTTTTATCTCTACTGGCCTGCATAGCGGCCAATGTGCCCGCAATGCCAGCGCCGCCGGTAACGGCGAACATCGGCTGTCCTTCACCCATAACAGATGCACGCATGGCGGGGGTGATGGTCATGGAGTGAACAGGCTTTTTACCCTGTGCGTATTCTGTAGCAATTGGCAAATCTGGATTAGAAGCGGTTTCATTTAAGTATGCATCTTTTACACTTGTGCCCCACTTCTTGCCATACTTGTTAGCGTAATCGACAAGGATTTTGTCGTAGAAGCCCTTCATGCCCTCGCCGCCGACTTTCAAGTCTACTCCAGACAAGTCCCTTACGTTGCCGCCGCCCTTGCGGGGTGTTCCTTCGCCATTAACAATCTTAGTGGTCACGTCCTTGCCAACAATTCCTTCAAGGTCATTGGGCGTTTGGCCGTGCTTGGTGATAACTGTTTCGCCGTCTTTTATTGCAGCTATTTCATAGGTTCCGTCCCCGTCTAGGCGATACCCGATATTGTCTATCTGCTTGCTCAAATCATACCGTTCTGCTTGCGGTTCTCCCGGAGTCCATTCCACCCTGTCATAACCCTTTTCAGCGGCTTCACGCAATATGCGCTTGAAGGCAAGTTCGTGCCATGTTTTTGAGAAGGGGGCCGCGGGAGTGCGTTGCTGATTCAATCCATCTATGGCCGCTTCACGAGAATTAAATGTACCCACGGCCTCGTCACCCTTAAACAATGTCACCCCGCCTAAATTCCTTTGTCGCGTGACATAACCTTCGGGAAGATCAAGCATGTCATTTTTTGGGAACTTATACCCCTTCTTCCGTCCCGCCTGGTGCCAATCGCTCTGAATCTCTTCTATGAAAAGAACCTTCTTGCCGTCTGCGTCAACGCGGTCATTCAGGCGCATGTGGGCGAGTACGTTGGGTTCGTCCCAGTGGGGGGAACGATAACCGGTTTCTTGCGGTGTACTTCTTGCATTCCTGTCTTTTGCCGCCGCTATTGCTTTTTGCTCATTCTCAAATCCGCCTAAAAAAACTTCACCATTCTTGTTGTTCTTGAGTGTCCATTTGCCATTTTCAAGTATTGGAACATATTCGTTTTTTACTTTTTGCGACGGCAGCCTCAGCAGCACTTCCCGGTAGTTTTCGCCGCCGGGGAGTTGGTAGGAACCAAACTTAGTTTCAACCACATTTCCACCACCGCCATAAACATCATCAGCAACCGTGGAGGCCCAATTTTCATCTTTGGCAAGCTCTGGAAACTTCTTTGTAAGTTCCCTATAAGCATCACCATCATTGGCAAGGGTCAGCCACAAAGCATCATCAACATCACCCTGCCATTCTTTCGCAAGCTTCACAACTCTTGGAGTAGCATATTTACTTTTCAAATTTATTTTGCCAAGGTTTTGTCCTTTTGTTACCTCTTCCAACTTCACCTTATTCTGCTCAATGAAATCCTGTATCTCCTGCTTGGTAACGGTCTGGTCGCCCTTTTCCTTTAGGTAATCATCCAGCCCGATCCACTTCATCTCGTCGGCCTTGGTGCCCTTACCTTTGGCAGGATCGAGCATAGACAACCACTGGCTCGCGGGTGCCTTTGGCATAGTAATATCGGACACGGCTTTTGCGGCGTTGCTGTAGAGCGGGTCTGCAACCTTGCCACCAGTGGCTATCGCGCCGGATTCACCTTTCAACATATCAATCACGTTCTGCATTGAGCCGCGCTCCCCCTCAATTGCCGCCTGTTCCTCATGGGACGCTTCTTCTGATTTTCTTTCGTCCTGTTCTGCGGCGTACTTAGCTTCTTCCCCACCATCCTCTACCTTACCCGCGTTCACCACATGCCCTTTAGTAACCCTTTCCGCCTGTCCACGGCTTGTTTCCGCACTGCGGATTTCCTGCATAACCTCATCCCACGTTACCGGCATTTCGCCTTCAGGCTGGCCCAAATCCTCTGTCCAGTATTGCTTTCCTTCATCCGGTGTCATTTCCTCGCTGCGTAATTCCATTTCACTAGGGCCATAATCACCAGCACTAAATTCAAACGAGTGCCCCTGTAATATTCCTTGTGTTCGTGGAGTAATGTTTACAGGCTCGCCCGTCTTGGTAGACTCACCCATGACGTAAGCCCACTGGTCTTTCCTGTCGTCACGGAGCGTACCGTTTTCGTCATGGTCAATATGCCACTTGACTTGTCGGCGCACATTATCACGCCACAATACGCGGTTTGCTTGGGGATTGTCTGTTAAGTCGTGGGTATAAACTTCGCCTGGCTTTCGCTCTTTGCGCTCGGCAATGCGAGTCAGGCGGTCTTGTGTGGCTTGGTCTTCCGGGCTTAAGCTGCCTTGCGGCTCAGTCTCGCTGCCCTGCGGAAGAACATCTTGTGGCGGCTTGCTCTCACCTTGGGCGACTTCACCGCTTTGACTTGGTGCACCTTCAACGGGTGGAACTTCGGCACCACGGGGGAGTTGCTCTGCGGCGCGTTTTGCTTCAATTTCAGCACGGAGTTCTTCAGAGCGTTGTGAAACATCTCGTCTGTCGCGTCCGAAGGCAGACCATACTCGCTCAACATCTGCGGGGTCAGGATTGTAGGCATAAACTTTTCTCCCTTCATCATAAGTATAACCTATTTTTTTGAAAAAGTCTATGTTATTATCATTTTTCTTTGATGCTATCTCGTCCGGCGTTATTGGCTCGTCAGGAAATAGCTCAGATTTTGCATTTTTCTGCGCTTCTATTTCCGTCGCTTTTGCATCACGTTCTGTCCGTAATTGTGCTATCTGCGCCTGCTGTATCTCTGGGGTAATAGGTGCTTCCGATGGCTTTTGCCCACGAATACGCTCAATAAGTTGCTCATGCGGGGTCTTTGCCGCCGCTCCGGGCGCTCCTTTTGGGGCGGTTGGGGGTGGCTCGACGGGAGCACTAGCCCCCCCTAGATCAATGTACCCGCCTTCATTGCCAAGATTCTTAATTGTCTGCGGTATACCGGGCTTTGGTACTGGTGCGCCCGGTTCCTGGCCGGGAATGAATTGCGTCTGCATAGTGCCCTGTGGGGCGGGTAGAGCAGCGGGTGGTTCTGGCGGCGGCTCTGGGATTTTCGCGCCTTTTCTCATTCCCGAAACGACCTTTGCCCTGTCCGACAATCCATACACCTTCTTGAACATTGCAGCGACAGCCCTGTCAGGATTGTTGATAGCCTTGTATAATTCCTTCAATCCGCGCCCAGCTACACCCTTGGCAATCAGCAATGGATTCATAGTAAGAACACCGGCGGCCAAATCTCCACCGGTAAAAATATCGGTCATGTCTATAATACTTTTCCCCGCTTTACGAGCGTTCACAATAGCGCGGTGATTTACTTCTTTTTCAATTGCTTTCAACGAGCCATATTTATTCTTTAGCCCCTGATATCCTTCACCAACTGCGCCGGTTATTTTATTGTCCAGTTCTTCCCGCATAAGGTTAGCAACCGAGCCATCAATTCGGGCTTTTGCTTTCGCAGTTCGGCCTTCATAAAAACCAGCAAGGGAACTATTCAAATCTTTTATTCTTGCTTCAATAATTTCTGGCGATTGGCCCTGCAATTCCTGTATTTCGGCTTTTAAGGATTCGGCATAAGCCCGCGTTTCCGGGTTTTCTTTCAAATCCTTGCTTACTTTGTCAATTTTAGCTATGATCGGAGCAACGTCAAGTTGAGCACCTTTATCGCCAGCAGCAAGCGCCATGTCGTGATATTGCTTGTAAAGTATTTTTTTCGTCTGATCTACGGCTTGTGCCATTTCAGCCGAGCTTCTTGGGTGAGGTGCAGACTCTCCATTTTCATCAACTATTTTTACATTATCACGGTTATCCGCAATGGTTTTTACTGCGTCGTTAGCATCTAAATAAAACTTGTCATGCCGCGCCAATGTTTTCTTTCCGACAACTGTTGGTTTAATTCCCTTGCTGATACCCTTTTTTACCGCTTTCGCTATCTGCTCATCAACCTTTACTTGTTTTTGTACGATGTCTTTCTTTGCCATTCTCTCAGCAAATGGAGCCACAATACCCTTTTCGAGTTTTTCCGCACCTTTAGCCAATAGTTGTGTGCCTTTTCCAACAGGAGCTACCATCGAAATGTCACCCACAGAACTTGTAATATCCTTTGCTCTTTGTGGCAACTGCTTCCATGTTTCTACCGCACCCGCTGGAATATCACTCACTTTATTACCGCCAGGAAGTGGAATGTTTCCAATTCCCCTAACAACCTTTTGTAATCCGCTTTCAGTGGCTTGCGCTGCTGGTTGAATTGCTTGCTGAACAGGTTGCGGAGTAATAGATTTTAACGCATCCGCCGTTGTTCCTATTGCTGCTTTTCCAAGCTCCCACGGTACACCTACCGCTAATCCTGCCGCTTCACCGAGTCCACTTAGCGCCTGCTCTGGTAATGTGGGCGCTCTTTCTGTTCTTTCCGATCTCGCCGCTGCGCCTGCTGCAATATCTTTCCCGGCCTGTACAAAGCGTGGCCCCACAGCCGCTTTAGCACCAGACATAAGCAGCGGCCCGAGACGTGACATAAGGTTCTGGACGTGCGCGGGCTGTTGTCCACCGGCAGCGCCAGACACGGGGGAGGCAAGGTCGGATATGTCCTCGACAGGTGAAGCAAGGTCGGTAATATCTTCAGACATATTTTGCCTATTTTTTAACGTGTTCTACGCCGTTATAAATAAAATGAGCACCGGAAGGTAACGCCTGCACTTCTGCACGGGTTGACAATGTAGGAGCATTACCTTTCGCGCCAGATGTTGGTATTCCCGTTGTTTTCATCGGGTTTGTTGCCGGATTGCTCGTTATTGGCATGTTCTGGCCCTGTACTTGGTTGTAATATTGCTTATCCAAATCAACGCCAAGAGATTTTATCCTTTGGTGCATAAGCTCTAAAACCTTTTGCGGTGCCGTTGTTTTCGTGTCGCCTGTTGTATAATTCCAAAGCTCCTTCAATTTCCCCTGAGCCGATGCCTGCATAACCTTATCAACGCTACCCTCTGCAATCTGCCCTGATAAAGTAAGTATTTTTGCATAGTCCATAGCAAGGTCACGGTACATCCATGTTGGAATATTTTCATATTTACCACCGCTGTTTTTAAGAGCATCATCAAACGTCGAGGTCGCTCTTTGCGCGGCTTGCCGCTGCATATTAAGTTGTCGCGCCGTTCCGCCCCTAGCCTGCTGTCCAACCTTTCCGCTTACTACATCTGGCCTGAGTTGCGCTGCCGCTTTTGCGTGAGATTGCTCTCCACCATACGCAATCATCTGGCTTGAGGGAGAAAATTTAGGATTTATTTTCATTGCCGTAGCGATAATATTTTCTCTCTTTTGGCCCTTTTGTCCGAATGCAGGATAAATAGAAATGGCTTGTTGGAAATTAATTTCGCCATTAGCAAGTTTTCTCGCTATTGCAAATTCAATTGGGTTATCCGTTTCGCTGTAAATCATTCCCGCACCACCAGCCGTAGTTGATTTTCCTGTTGCTGTTGTTGTTTCTTTAACCGGCTTTTCCTCCTGTTGCATACTCGCTTCACGCGCCTTGGCAAAATCAGCTTCCGTTTTTTCCATTGGCCTGCCAAGTTGTCCTTCTTTTTCAGGCATACCAGAAACAGCTTCTTCTCCCAGAGACATAGCAGTTTTTTCAAAAGGTGTCTGCGGCACCCCTTGAACATGCTGTTTTGCCACGTCGGTTACCGGGCCTAATTCAAAATCAACGCGCCTGTTAATATCTTCCCCTGTTGGTGCAATATTTTTAGTATAATCCTGATATGCTTTTTGTCCTTCTTTTGTATCAGCAACCCCAGCCTGTTGTAATGTGGTCTGAAAAGCAGCGGGCGAATAATCATATTTATTCGCTATGCCCTGTGCAGCAGGTAAGTTGGTTTGTGCGGTGGCTCCTTGATTGTATTCCCGCGCACGCACTTCTTCCGAAGCGGTTTTAACAGGCATTTTTATACCCTGTACGGAACTTTGCGCTGGATAATCCGATTTTTGAGCAACCAATCTACCTGCGGCAATTTCCTTCTGTGCATCATCGGAGTGCAAATATTTCCCGTCATCAGTCTGGTAAACTTGAACTGGCTGACCATCAAGAGTCGTCGTATTGAACATCTGTACTATTCTAGGCATATTTGCTCCTATGTTCTTCCAGCCGTCAATCCTTTAGCGACCCCAGAAGCCCACGCACCGGCAAGTTTTAATTGTCCCGCTCTGTCTGATTGATTTTCTCCAAACTGAATCGCATTCTGCTGCTGTGTTTGCCCAGCCCCACGCAAATTTGAGGCTGTTGTAGCCTCAGCCATAGCAAGATTTTTACGCCCAACATTACGGTTGAAAATTTGGTTCGCTACTTGCTGATTTTCAGATGTGTTTTGGCGTAAATCATTGTAGACGGCAGCAACATCTCCAAATATTCCACTGGTCATTCCTCCCATACCGCCGCCACCACCACCACTTGACCCTCCACCGCCACCACCCTGTACTTGCGGGGCTTGAACAAAATCGTTTGGCATGGTTCCTATTTGTTCACCAGAAGAAGATTGTGAGGAAGAACCAGAAGGAGCATTTACTTGCATGCCGTTTGATAGAGTAATCACGTTTTTACCCGCACCCTGTACAGCTTCAGAGCCACCTATGGGTGCTATTCCGGTATTGGCCTGATTAACATCATGAAATGTTCCCTGATCAAACTTCTGGCGCGGATACTTAATATCCACTGAACCACCATCGTGATAGCTATATCTAACTCCGGTTATCATTGCGTACCTCTCTTTTCTTGGGCTAATTGCCTTACTATAGCGTGCTCTTTATTTGCTTTGCTAATTTTCCTTTTTGTTTCTTCTGACAAATGTTTTCCAGAACAATGTTGTTGGGTCACAAAGAGCATAAATAAAGGTTGTATTACTCAATTACATCACCTCTATGTTTGAGTAAGTGCTGAATTATTGCTTGAACTCATTGGAGAAAGCCCGTAACTCATAGAAGTTGCTGCATTCATCGGGCCTTCCTGATACGCCGCTTGAGCCGCATTAAGCTTGCTCATGTCCTGATATACACCGTACTGATTAAGTAAAGCAATCTTGTCAGCCGATAACTGAACTCCACTGTCATTACTTGCTGCATAGGTAGACAGTTCGGCTGCTAAAGATACCGCTTCTGCATTCCCCGCCTTAACTCCTGCAAGCAATTCCTTACCCGCAGGATTATTCTCAAGGCTTTGTGCAAACTGTTGCCCATTTTGGCTATTTTGTATCCATGCCAAAGGAGCACTTGCAACATGATTAACAAACGCATTTGTCGCAGGATCAGCAATGTTGCCAGCGGCTACATTAGTCACGGCATCCGTTAAGGCTTGCGGATTATACTGTGCTCCCAAGGTCGTTTTCAATCCTGTCGAAAGTAGCCCTGTTGCCTCGTTTGATAACGCGGTTTTGGTTGCTATGGACTGTGCATCGGTGCCTGTTATTGAATTGGCAATGTTAAACAGTGATTGTGCCGCGCCATTCAAATTTCCCGATTGCCGCTGCTGCTCAAGGTTAGTAAAATCAACTGGCGATTGTCCCATTGCGGCGAGAGCCTTATTCACGCTACCCCAATCACCGCTTTGATAAGCAAGCTGCATCTGTGTCTGTAAGTCAGCGGCTTGTTGCTTTTGGGCGTTCCCGGCAAGCTCAGTATTTGTCGCCGCTATTTTCGATTCCGTTCCAGCTTGTTGTTGCGCTGCTGATGTCCGACCCGCCGATGTGTCCTGTCCAATACCTTGCTGTGCAAGATTCTGGTCGTTAGTCATAGCACCCACGGCACCCTGCTTTTGTATTGCTTCATCAGCGGCTTTTGCCTGTGTTTTATAGAGTGATGTCTGTGTAACATCCGTCGGTGAAAAGCCTATTCCCTGAACCGAAGGCTTTATTGCCGCTGCCTGCGGGCCATTTACTACAGGAGCTTGTGTTGAAGTAGTAGAAGTTGTGGACTGTTGCGGAACAGCTACTGCCGGTGCTGGTGCAGCGGCGGTATTTTGTTTAACTTGGGGAGTCGCTACTGTTTGATTCGGCACAGGATTAATACCCGTCGTTCCTGATGCATGTCTCTGCCGTGGGTCTATTTCCGTCGCTCCAAGCGGTGACTCACGAGTGTTTGTCAGCATACCTCCGGGATATTGCGTCATGCCCGTTGATACTTGCGGTGTCCCTTTTGCAAAATTGAATCGGATTCCTGCCGTTCCTCTTGCAAAGCCCGGAGCACCCGCCCTCATACCATCCATCCCCTGTTGTGGCTGCTGTTGGTAATCCATAGGCCGAACCGTGCCATGAAGCGCATCTTCCTCCGGCTGCCCACCCGTCACCGGCCCTTTCCCCCCGTGAAGCTGAATGCCTGTTGGCCCAAGTTTTTCATTCATTGCCGATAGAAAATTCTCGCGTCCCCCCATTTTTGCAATAACTTCTGGCGGTATCACTTCTTCACCATGCCGCAACATGGCTGGTATAGCGTCCTGTCGCTGTCCCATTTTATCATCAAGCTGCCGTTGCGCGTCCTTTGGCTTAAACATTCCCGGCTTCTGTGGCGAGTTAATGCCTTGCGTGAAATAGCTCTGCGGGAGAATCGTTCTTTGCTGCGGGATTTGTGATTTTTCCATTTCTTGCCTCACCCATGCGGGTTGTTCTATGCGGAGAATCATAACGACTCCTTACAGTCCCATAGCTTCAACGGAACTGTCGGGATGTGAATTATTATATTTCTGCAATAATATTTTCGACACGAATTGCTCTTGTACTGTTTTCAATCCATCTTCAAACCGGCCATTGTCGAGAGAATCTATGAGTATCTGGCAACCCGCCACGACATCCATGTGAAAACGTTCCTCGATTTGCAATGTTGAACTAAATGATGTTATTTGGTTTCCAGCCTGATAACCGTAAATGTAGTATAGGTTGGTAGTAGTATTCGGGTCAAACTGGAAAAGTACAGTAGCAACACCAGAGCCGAAAGCCGGGGTAATTACAACGGGAACTTGCCGATACTTATATCCACCCAAAATAATCTCATTAGTGTTGAACGCATACTCGGTGTTGTTTCTTCCAAAAGCGGGGTTATTAGGATATTCGTAAGCAGAAGTCCATTTTGTTACATCAACAAGAATATATTTGCATTTGTAATACGTGGAAGACAAAGAATACAGGTAAGTGCCCTTCGTTGTTGTCAAGAAAGGGAGTTTGCCAGTTGAAGCATCAAATACAAGATTTTCGGTTTGATCTCCCTTCAGCACCATCTGTACAAATTGATTTAACAAACTAAGAACCCTGGTTGTGTTCCAATCAGGATTTTGTAAAATTAGCAAATTGCAAATTTCCTGAACAGTCATATATTTAAATCCTTAATTTACTAAATTTATCTTTTAACGTATTTCTCATTTTTTCTTTAGTTTCTTCAGAATGATGTCGCCCAGAAAAACCAATTGTTGGTGCTCGTCCCTTTTGAGAAAGTGATATTTTTTTCTTATGTTCTTCCGTATGCTTATGGCCAGTATGAGATTTTTTCATTTTTAATCTTGTTACTTCTGATATTTTAATTCCCCTATGAGATTCTCCCATTTTTGTTTTTGTTTCTTCTGTATGATGTTTTCCTAGCCACGGTTTTAGACCTTTATGGCTCTGAGAAATTTTATTTTTTGTTTCTTCTGAATGGTGCTTGTTCCTAAATAGAGAATGTTTTCCCCTTAGAGAAGAATGTAAACTCATTATTCTTTTAGTTTTTTCCGAATGTCGCTTCCCCTTCATTCCTAAACTTGCTATTCCACCTTCGGCGGTATTAGTTAATTGACACCCACACCGTTTTTCAAAGGCTATCCAGTCGCGCTCTTTTTTCTCCCATTCTGTCTTGTCGCATTCCTCAAGAATCTGCCTTATTGGAAGCAACCCCCGTTTCAATAAAGAGCGAATCCATGAAGTTTTGTGAGTGTGCTTTTTATCAATTAAGTGCTCACAATACCTCCGATACGGATCGTTTGCTTTCCCAACATATCGCACTTCAAAAGTAATGGGGTCTGCCAAGGAATAAATAAAAGTTGTATTCATTAACAAACCCCTCACTATTTGTTTAAGCAGCGCCATCAATCGGCATTTTCACATCGGAAACAATGTAATTAAAAGGGTCGCCTTCCTTGTCCATCTTTTGATATTTCGGAGTAGGATCAATTTTCTTTTCCGCAATATCCTTTTTCACCTTTTCAATCTGCGCCTTTAAATCTTCCGGTGCTTCCATGATTGTCAAAAGTGCCGCCCGCTCTCCTCTTTGAATCGTCAAAAGCTGACGGACATTATTGGGGTTGGTAAGAACATCCCTATTGTGCTTGCAATCAGGGATAACGGCAAACAAAACATTTGTCCGCTTGTCCCGATAGAAAGTACACGGCTTGTTCTCATTAACCTTTACCTCTGTGGAGATACCGCCACCAACTCCACTTCCCTGAAAAACACTGATTCCATAAAGACCGAAGAGTTGGTCGCCATCTGTTTTTGAGAAATCCTTGTGCCTCAAAACTATGTACGGCATCGGTTCGGGAACTGCGCTCTCCATGTCACTAATCGCCATTGCGATTTGTTTAATGTCCTGGAAACCCATAAAACCCTCCCATGTTGGGAATATTGTTTAAAAATTGGTGAGGGAGAATTGTCTCCCCCACCGTTACTTCCTACCGTTAGTAGGTCTGACCAGTCTGTATGTTCCAATATGCAGACTGCTTATAGAACCACGTAACCGCGCTTGAAAAGTTATCAAGCGTTGTCGATGAGGTGGACGTTGACACCGTTTGTCCACTCGACGGAACGTATTCAACCCTGTTGAAGCCCATCGTATCAAACAGGCCCGTTGCTTTGAACCTTTTGAAATCCTGGACTTCGTACTCGGTATGTACGCCCGCATCAACTTCGGCAATACCGTGCATCCCCATCAGGAAACCGGGTTCCCAGATGTCGCCGGTGGTGTGCCGTTGGTCGTTCTCGCCGGGTTTCAGGTACTTAACTTCAAGTACGCTGTTGTACGGCGATGTCGTTCCAAGGCCGGAACCTGAACCGCTGCCGCTGCCGTATGTTTTGGCAGTAGGTGATCTCGGGTTTTCCACAAACAGGACATTACGAGCACGACCGAGCACGAGGGGCAGCGACGCTTCCTCAGTGTTCAGTTTTGTCGTTGCCTGCCAAACCGCTCCCATCGAACCGTTGCTGATAGGACTCAATGTCCTTGTAACCTGGCTGGAAGGAATCGCATAAATATACGATCCGCGTCCGCCAAGGTTAAAGGGTTTGAGTTTGCCGGTATAATTCGCCCACTCTGCAATCGTAAGCGCAAACGGGAAGTCAAAACCCATTTCGTAAAGGTTTGTATGGCCGTTTTTCGCTAAATCCATTGTGGCCGCAATAACACCGCTGAAAAAGTTCGCGTTCATGTTATAGTTTGACCACGGCTGGTTAGCCAGATTCACGCCCTTAACGAACGTGTTCCTGTGCGCTGATACTGAAAGGTTTGTCGGCGACTCCAGAAGGTTCGGTGAAACCTGCCAGAGTATCGCAAACTGCATGTAGTAGTCCATGAGTTCCTTCCAATACGTCGCCAGAAGATCAGAAGCCTTGTCCTTGATAGCGTAAGGAGCAGTATCCAGATAGGAAATGCCGTACTGGTCGAGCTTCATGCTGTGGGAAACATCGTTGTAATAAGCGATGAACTGCTTGATTACAGGGTCTTCCACATTATTAATCTCATCAGCGGCATTGCCCTTGGTTTCCTGTCCCGAAAGCCACATGAGCAAGGGGAAATTGGTTTGGTGCGCCTGCCCTGCCTCGGGCGGCATCTTAAGCAGCCACGCGGCGGGAATGGGTGTCATCTTATCAATGACATTGCCGGACAGGTGAAAAAAGATACTCTCAGGAAGGCTCTTCATCTGTACGAGCTTCTCGAAAGCTTGGATTTTCAATGCGGTCGCAGCGGTAATAAGGTTCTGCGACTGCAAGGCTGTATAACTTGCCATAATAAATTCTTTCTATCCCGCGTACTTTTCCGCGAAAGCCTGCGCCTCCTCGAATTTTTGGTATCGCGGGTCTTTTGTGCGTTTCCAAATGGCAAGCGTTTCCGGTGGCGTACTTATCCATTTTTGAGCTTGTTCGATAGTCATAGCGTCGGGATTCGTGTCGGCCGTTGACAAATTATTAGGTAAGGTCGGCGGTCTATTCGTAACCCGCTGTACCTGATCTAAAACCTGTTGCTGACCTTGAGTATGTGCCGCCGCTACGGTCTGATCGTTAAGCTCTGGATGTTCAACCTGAAACGCTGCCCACGCACTGTTAATGGATTTTAGTTTACGTTGTGTAATATCGAGCCGCCCCTGGCTATCAATAGGGCAATAATCTTCCTTGAGCATGGATTCAATAATCGTCCATTTATCAAAGTCACCAGGAGGAACAACAAGCTGGGCTTGTTCGGAACCGTACTGCTGTATTGCGGCATTGATCTGTTCGGGAGTCCATTGCGTCTTTATCGCAGGAACCTTTGCCTGAAGCTGAGTAATCTCATTCATCAGGTTAAGGTAATGCGAATCAAAAACGCTTTTCTGCTCACGATACGTCATGTCTGTACGGATTTGTCCAAACTCCTCACGAAGCTTTTTGTTCTCATCCTCGGCTGCCTGTAGCCTGGGGGACAACCGTTTTTCTGCTTGCATGGCGGCAGTATCAAGAATCTCCGCCATTTTCTCTGCAAAATTTTCAGGGGTTAAGTCCTTAAAAAACTCTTTAGGGTCTATCCCTGCTTCCTCGGCTTTATGAACCATGTCTGTCGTCGCTGCCGCCTGTTGGCCTTTGGGCGGGTGAGCGGGGACACGCTTCAAGTCCTCAAGCTCTCTTTGCAAAGCGGTATACTGTTGTTCCAAATCTCTCATCCTCTGGAGTTCCTTATAAGTTGTGCCGCGTTCGGCATTGAATTTATCAAGGCTAATCCGCAAGGATTTGAAGTTTTGAAGCAACTGATCTTTGTTATCAAAGACTATCTTTCGGCCATCGTCCAAAACAACCTCAATGGCCTCACTGGGGGATGTTTTAGATTGTGGCTTAGATTTCCCTTTTAGTACTGTAGTCTGCTTTTCCTCTGGCGCGGCTTGGTCTTCGGGAGCTGCCTCACCGCCAGGAACCTCTTCCTCTTCTGGCGCTGTCAATTCCGCCGCAAGTTGCTCCGGGGTAGAAGCGGCTACGTGTTCCAACTCCTCTTTCGACAAATCATTGACATTGGGAATTTCAACCCCAGTGTCCAATTCTTGTGTTGCCTTGTCTGGCATGGTTACTCCTCTGTTAAGTTTGAGACGGACTTGCCGTCTGGCTTGCCCCTTGCGGAGCTGTGAGTGGTTGTAAATTCTGCTGTAATTTTTGCTGGGCCTCGGCATGTGGGGGCTGTTGCGGCTGTCCCTGTTGTTGCCCTGGTTCCTGTCCTTGCTGTGACCCCACCTCTATGCCAATTTTCTTCAATGCCTGTACTTTTGCTTCGGGTTCAAGATCGGCGTACCTGAAAGCCAACGTCGGCGGCTTCTGTTGTGCGCCGCCAGGAGGCGTGTTAAGCATTGCATCCATTCTCATCTTACCAAGCTGGTTACGCCGCTCAATCATCTGGGCGCGTATCTTTTCTTCCTCATCATCACACGGAATAGTTTCAAGAATTTTTCCCTGTGTCATGCCTATTAGCTCAATGTTGTTCACAGCGTCTTTGTAAAGAAGGTTCAATACGTCCATGTGAGTCATGCGCTTTGTAAACTGAGAATTAGGAGATTTCGGGGAGAGAGTAACTACAATGCGGCATCGCTGTAAACTTCCCAAATCGTTATCTATTGCAATGTCACCACTGGGTAAAGTTTTTATATCATTAATAACTATTTCCGAGCCATCATTCTTATAGAATGTTCGTTTAGTTTTACTATAGAGTATTTTTCCAGCATCAACATAAGCCTCACCAGCTTCAAGTAGGAAATTCTCTATGTTTCTCATTAAAACAAGCTGCGCCTGCTCAATAATTTGCATCTTCATGTTGAATAGAATGCCAGGCTCGCCGGCGTGTTCGCTTTTTCCCTCGGCGGCAGGATTTAGCGGTAGAACATCATTGTTCAATTCATAAAGTATTTTAGAAAGCTGATTAAATATCCCGGCATCAACGTCATTGTGCGGAAAGGGTAAAAACATTGACTTCCCTGATGCAAAAGCGGCAGGGCTGCCAAAGAATTTATAGAACGGATCGCTCCAACGCTTTTTAATCTCCTCCATTTTTGTATCATCGTTACCAACAATCTCAGGATTGACAGCCCCGCCGCCATGAGCAGCCGAATCAATAATTCCTTGTGAGTTGTTTATCAGTTTGTTAATAGCATCCTGCATGTTAGTAAGCACATCCATGATTCCAAAAGGCTCACCGACAATACGCTCTGATGCAAGAGGGAAAAATCTGAGGCGTTTGATCTGGAATATATCATATCCGTCGTAAAGGGGTTGTTCAGGAACAATACCAGGACATATTGTGCAAATTTTTGGCTTTTTTATTGTTTGATAAATGGAATGAATGTCTTCATATTTTATTTTGTTTGCTTCAACGAAATCCTTTTTAACTTGGTAGTCATCGGTCTTGGGCAACTCAAGATTTGCGTTAATGGCAACCTCTACAACATCTTCTTCCTCAACAACGTAATTATATTCCACTACATCATATTGCCCATTCATGGTTTTAGACTGTGTATAGTCTTTGTAATCTGAGATTTTTGGAGTATCAAAATTTCCGCCCAGTGTTAAATCCATTAGGAGGTTTCTTTGTATTCTCTCTGTTTGGTCTGGGTAGAGCTGCATGATCTGGTCGGCGGTGAGCTTCATGTATTTGAAAACAAAATTTAAGTCTTTGCTTACGCCCGTTCTCCAATTAGGATCATAAGCAACCATCCCTGGCTGGCACACTTCCCACCCTATGCGCCCCATAGGGTCAATTTCATTGGTAAAAATCATCTCCATTACAGAATCAGAAATCAGCGCATAGATGATGTGCATGAGAAAGTTGTAGTCCCAGCGCGAATAACTCTGGTCAACCTTCATCATGTCCTGGATAGCATACATCAGCGTATTACGCTTGCCATCCATAGGCAACACGTCAATGTCCCAGATGTTCTTTACGATTGCCGCAGCAAGCCCCTGAACCTTGCGTTTGGAAAGATTCATCACAATAGGCACACGGCGGGCCTTGTCCAGTTTTTTAATCTGCTCTGGGTCGAGTTGGTATCCGCAGTATTTGTCGAGGTTTAAAAAGAGGCGGTCACGACGAGGAATTAAAGCGTTGAGACAATTCTGGAAGCGGGTATTAACGAAATTTACCTTCTGCTGTCCGACACCCATCGCCCGTTCGATAACGGCAGCGGCGGCAGTAGCGGCACTCTCTGGCAAACCTTCTTGTAGCTGATTTTCTGGCATGTCGCTCTCGGCACCGAACCGAAGAGCGGCATAAGGTGAGATTCAGTTGAAGATATGAATACTCGAACTCAATATAACATCAAATTATCAACAATGCAAGACCTTTTTACATAAATCGGTAATTATACCTTAATTCAATATCCAAGTCGTGTCTTTGGTGACAATCAAAGTATCTGCGCCATTACCGGCAAAATACAACAAACCATTACAGGTAAAATATGAGCGCAACGTATCATTTATGCCATTAGAGAAAATACGTATGGTATCGCCAGTAGGAATACCTATTTCAGAACCATACCACGCCGGTATAGAGTGCCATGTTCCAAACTGTTTAAACGACATACTGTCAGTGCTGTCCCTGTATAAAACTCTTGAGGTATCTTTGCTTACTATCCGGTCATCAAACGGAGGTGATATTTGTGGATCGTAATAAATCTTAACAACCCTCCAAGCTATCACCGCAGTTTTAGGTGCTGTCGGATTGCTGCAACACAACAAAACTCCTACTAAAAAAATAATTACCTTTTTCATTTTTTACCTCCTTGTTTATTGTTCCCTTTTCTTATTCTCCTGTAATAATCCGAATTGCCACGCCGCTTAGAATCTCCCTTCCCGGATTTGCCACCCTTTCGACCGATCTTAGAAAAGTACTTACTTATTTTATCCATACTTATATTATACACTCAAGCGGCTTGTGTGTCAAGATATATTTTGATATTCCAGTAACAGCCACATAAACCTAATTTCATCCTTATCAATATCAATCAACTTTAGCGGCTTGCCGGGAACTCTTATAATCCTGAAAAACGCACTACATTTATGACAAAAAGCATAATCCTTTCCCGGTATTACAAGAGCGTTACATAAAGTATCGTGCCTGCCGCCCTTGTTGCGCAGCCTGGGACACCTCACGGCCTGTAGCGCGGGGTGGGTCATTTAGCCCTCGCGTAATATTCGTAAATTGGAGTTTCGATCATTACCTCTGTCTTCAATAGCGGTAACAGATTCATGCTGTAATCCCTGTCCTCACCGATTATTGTGTTTGGGAACCCGGCCTGTAATGCAAGTTCACGACGCACTGGATTTAAATGGTTTGGGCAACGGTAATATTTGTTTCCCTCTTGTGACCACGCCTTATGCTTGATTGAATGTTCGAAAACACCATTGTATTGCCCATTGACGATATATATCCCTCTTATCCCAACAACGTCCGGCTTGCTTGCCAGTGCATCCATAATCAGCTTACAATAAGAGTGAGATACCTTGTCATCGTCGTCCACGAATACTATATATTCCCCCACCGCGTCGCTCAGGAGCTTGTTGCGCTTGTAGCCAGTTGTCTGTTCACCCTTATCTTTGTTGCATACAATCTCAATGTCAGAATCAGCATTAATCAATTCCGCTTGCTCGTAAAGATCAGACATAAGATTTTTGAGCATGTCTGCACGGTCTAAAAGTGTTGGTATAAGGATGGATAGTATCATTTATACAAAACTCACATCTTCCAATTTTTTGCAATCGTTTATCAGTTTATTAATCTCGTTATTTTTACAACAAATCTGACAATCATCGAGCACGGGCAAGCTCTTGGGCATTTTTTCACACAAATCCACAAAGCGATTTTCATAAATGCTGCCAATGTTGTATTCTTGATGATGTCTCATGTACATACAGGGCGACATCATGCCGTTTTCCCAAATCATGGTTGAAAAATGAAAGCCTTGGCAAAGCGTATATCCTCGATCTTTTTTTGAGCATTCGTGGAATTTATAAGGTGTGATAATCAACTTGTCGTCTTTAATGTCTGGGAGATTAATCTCTATTGTCTTGCCCATAATATTGAGCGCGGGTCGAACCTGGAGATACCGTAACTCCATCTTGTGAACAAGCCGCAAGCCCTCCTTAATGTCCCAATCGTCCTCTTTTCCCCGGTAATTAACACACAAACCCACATTGGCATTTTGCTGTCTTAGCAAAAATATGTGTCCGTCAGGCCATGACTCATTTGTTTTTGATACACGAATCCATTTAAGAAAGCTGGCTCGGTATTTCGGTTTTAACAAAGCATTGGTAAACAAGCCTTGGTTCAATTTTGTTTGTGATGCCACACGGAAAACAAGATCAGAAAAATCCGGGTGCAAGGTTGGTTCGCCGCCGCCGCTCCAAGTTATGGCCTCAAGACCATGAGTGTCAGCATCAAGAAGAAAGGCGAACAATGGCCCCCAGTGAATGAACTTTTCTTTTACGTTCTTATCTTCCTTGTAAAAACAAGCGGAGCACTTTGCATCACATACGCTCGAAGGTGAAATTTCTATATTGATAATCGGAACGGTTTCGCCAGTAAGGAACTTTGGAAATTGCGGATGTGAAGCAAGTTTTAATTGTGGCGCGAAGATCATATTGTTCCGACTTTTTTCAACCGCTTATAATGTTTTTCCATTGCGTCCGTGGCAAGAGGGGCCCTATCCTTGTAAACAGAAAAAGAATAATGAACGCAAACAGTATCTTTTTCATTACTTTCATAAAAGGTATTGAACTTGCGAGGTATTTCTTGAACGTCTATTGCCTGTTCTCCGAGTTCCATATTAACATAATATTGTTCCCAAGACGGCCAGTTTTTGGGATTGTTGCCCCATTTATTAAAACACCCCTCAAAAAAGGCTTGATACTTTTGTGGCATTCCCACAAGTCCGCAATTATAACGATAATAAGGAAATGTACTAAGGCCATTAAATTCAACACAAGCCGCAATCCGGTTCATGTCAAGATAATCAAAGATGTCCACATCGAATAGCTGCGGCAATATGTCGAGGTTCCAACAAAGTAAATAATTATAACCTGGATACAATTTATGTCCTAACAACCACAACCATGAATTGTGCTTTGCGTCAACCTTGGGCCTCTCGGTAATTACTATCAATTCATGATTGTGCCGCTCAAAATACTTGCGAATAACTTCGAGGCACATAGCGCCATGAGTTTTTACCCAATCCATGTCAGGAATAGCGGTAACAAGAACAGCATTTTTCATTCCACCACCGCCAGCACCTTATCTGCATCCAGCAACATACACCCCTTACCATCTAATCCATGCTCACCACAATCAATACCGTTCATTCCCATACCCTCCATGCCGCCGGTCATTTTAAACATCTTTTCCACCATGACACGAACACCAAGAGGAATATTGTCAGCATTATCGCCTTTGCCCTTGGCGAGCACAACGCCATACCAGCAATTGTCCAGAGACTTTACACTGTCCGGGATTAGTATAGCGCCCTTTTGTTTGGGCTTCTCCATGCGCAAGAGAACGCGGTCACCATGCGGCTGCATAGTGTCACGTTTGACTTCAGGCATGTCATCATGGATAGGGTCGCTCATATTAACCCACTTTCTAATAGGTTGTCATACATAACTTCAATAAACGGCCAAATAGCCTCACGCGCCACATCAATTCCGCCAGCCATTTCATGCACACCCATATTTTCTAACCGCCGAAATGTTTCGTCGTGGCTGTTCTTGCCACTTGTGTGGTTGTGTTTAACCACCACGTTTGGCAGAAAATAATTGCACTTTGCCATATCCGCCAGCCGCCCCCATATTTCATCCATCCAGAACCGCTTGAACGCACTACACATAAACTCACCACCGCAGGCTTCAACAAACTTGCGTGTAGTAAATATATTCACCGGGCAAGCGCCGTGGGAGCAAAAGCCGTCCTCACAGTGGACTATTCCGATGCCATTTTTCTCGTTAATCTTAGCAAGAATTTGAACATCCCATCCCGAAGTTTCAAAAGCCATATCATCACCAAGCATAGTGACCAAAACATCGTCACCTTTATGCGCCGTTTCATTGTACATCTGGTTGAAATATGCTGATAAGTTTGGTTCACCGGAGTTCTCCTTTAGTATGCAACAATTTATAGGCCAAACAAAATCTTTGTATGAATCATCCTTTTCATTGAGTAAGATTGTCCAGCACAGATTGTCTTCATTTGTTGCTGTTTCCAATGCGGAATCAATAAACGTCCGCAGCATTGCAGGCCGTTTATATGACGGCACCATAAGATTAATGCGATCAAACATTATTGTTTCCCGTACATATTCAAGCGTTCCATTACGAACCAGAATAATAGCAATATCAGTATTCCAAAATCAAGAACGTCGCTTCGAGCCCATTCTTCCTCTAGCACAAAACAGCAACCACAAACGCCACCCACAAAACACACCAACACTATCAGCAGTATCCTGGTTATGATACTCATATAACCTCCTTCACCATGAATATTTCTTTACAATCCTTGTTATTATGGCGACAAATTTTACAATCTTCTAGCCACGTGGTTTTTATAACATAATCATCATCTACCGTATGAAAGCCGTACTGCTTGAAAAACTCTGGCACAAGCGTAAACACAAACATTCTTTTTATGCACCTTTCACCGATTTCCCTTGCAATTTCCATCATAAGAAAATCGCCGTAGCCTTGCTTGCGGTATTCCGGGTCAACAACAAGCGAGCGTATTTCAGCTATGGACTGCTCGCCTATTTGGTAGAATATCCTATACGATGCGCAACCAATTATCCTATCGTCACACCTGACAATGGCAAAGCTGGGCAAGTGATCTGCCACATAATCAACGCAGCGCGGCAGCACGCTTCCCGTTTCCGCTTCTGCCGCTATCAGCGCGGATATTTCAAAGATGTCGGATGCGTTTACTTCAAACAGCATATTGCCTCATTCAAAGCAGAATATTTTCTTATTCGATTGTCCACCATTGGAAACCTTTGCTATGTATTTTGACATACAGTTTGCTCCACCCTCGTAAGATAAAATATTATCCGGTGTCATTTCCCTAAAGAATTTCTGGCTGACAGGGTTCCCCCCATAAAAATGTACACACTCACTCCCCGCCGCATCGTTGCCGCAAATATCAAAATTACCGCTCCAAAACCTGTTTGAGCCGTCAGGCGCAAGCAACGGGTAAAAATGATTTTGCTCAAGGATATGGTTTGTTCCATTGCGCGTGTCTTTAAACCACGCCAGCCAAGCATTGTCCTCAAGGCTGCTATGAACAATGGCGGATATGCCTGACGAATTGTAGAACTTTGGATCGTAGCTGCCAAGCATCTTTCCGTAGAAATCACCAACCACAGCCCCGCCCTGTTTGCTACCGAATATGCCAATGTAGAACACGGTTTGCCCGCCACAAACAAAATCATAGTGGTTGCTTAAGCCGGTTAATGGCTTTAACACAACCTGGTCCAGGTCCAAGTACCAACCGCCCTGCTGCCCAAGGATCTCCACGCTAAATATGTCGCTCACGTTCGGCGGTGGCATAGTATAGACGCGCTTGTCGGCAGGCGCATATTCACGTAGCTCCACCCCAAGACGTTCCACCGCTTCCTGGATATAATTATGCTTCTGTGGCCGCAGAGCCTCACGCGCCATGCGCTTATCCACAACTTTTTGCAGTTTAGAAGTAAGTGTTTCTTGCGTTGTGCAAGTCTTTAGTGCGGCCTTAATAGCGGCCTGGTCATACCGTATTGAGTCCCACGGCGCAGGCTCTTTACTGTGCAGAAGCACGTCATAGGCAACATCGCGTAGATTTTGTTCTACCTTTACACCCTCAGTCTCAAGCTCACGGTAAAGCTTTTCAAGCTCCTCACCGTTGAACTGGAAGTCCACAAAGATCCCGCAGCCCCAATGATCCTTGTCGGCACAACGGCACTGGTACAACGCCATAGGCCAATCAGGGTGCTGCAAACGAAACGTGGCAAGTGTCAAATATCTAGTATAAGGCAACGCTGTGTTTTGTCCCCAGAAAAAAAAGGCCTGATGAGAAATTGGCATAATTTATCCTTTCGCTACTATTTTTCTCAGTTTCCTTCTCTGCCACTTATCCAATCGTGGAACAGTGTTTGGTGGCGTTTTATATGTGCTATGCACAATTATATGGTCACCAAGTTTATAACGAGCCAATGAGTCGTTTTTATTTGCCTCATCAACCATTTGTCGTGTTGTCAACATAATAATCTTTTTTGATTGATGACTAATCATGCCACGCAGATAAGTACGCTCAGTAAGGTTTTCTGCCTTGCGGCGGGTCTGGTACTGCTCGAAAGATTCGGTTGGTTTACGCTCAAGCGACATTTTTAAACCCCCATCTTTAATGTTACATAAAATTTCTTCTTACAATTACAGTGTTGTAGCAATCTTTGATATGGATTATACGATTTACCAATATATCTCACATCATGAGTATTGGGATCAACTAAGGCATAAATATAAATTGATTTACAAATCATAACTGTATAATTCCCATTCAGGCTCTAAATTGCATACTTGTCCAACATACGCCTCTGCCGTTAAACTGCTTTCTCCTGGTTTTCTATTTATTGGGGGAGCGAGTTTTTCTTTTCCTGTAAATTTCAAACAAGCATAATCAGCAACATGAGCAAGATGATTGTCCCTTATTAAATTCCATATTTTTCTCGAAAGGAACTCCTGATCGACTCCATAGAACTTTCCCCGGTCACTCTCATAGCCATGCTCAGTTAAGCCCACATACCAGTCCTCCCAAAACTCTACAAGAAGCTCCTGCATGGTTGTATGGCACACTTCCGGCAGAAATGAATTAACCATGCCAAATGTAGCGCCCAAAATCCAGCCACCGTGCGACTCACAATCCCTGATAATGTGAAACGGCAACCCGGACTCCTCCCATTCCTTCACACAGGCCGCGTCCCGTGGCGTTAGGCGGCTATCCGTATCACGGACAATAAACCGGTCAACATAGACATCATCCGCCACCTTGAGCCGCCAGAATAGCCCCACAAAGCCCACGCCAGTATGCTCCGGCATTATCTCCGCACCCTCGGCCTTAAGGTCATCTACAACGCGCTTTGGTACGTCGTCAGCACAGTAGAACCTGCACGTCCAGCCGGGGAACAGCTTGGGCGCAAGACGGGCGTTGGCTATTGCGCCGCAGCAGTATTGCTTGGATTGCCCCCACAAGGAAAAGCTTATGACGCGCTTACTCACCTAAACCACCAATAGTAAGAAAGTCCAATATTTCCCTATCAAGTTTTTTTCTATTTGCTTTAACTAATAACTTGGCCATCTTAGCTAAAACAGGACTTTGAAATCTTCCGTCCCATTTTACTTTTTTAACTCGCTTAGGATTTCTTCCCACGCCTTGTACACGACGCTTCTGTTCCATTGGTTATCCTTTTCCATTTCTGTGCTTGTCCACTCCAAAAACGCATCATCATACCGCTTATCATCAAGCTGCGCCAGATTATCAAAAGTGATAATATGCGGGAATGTCTCACTGTAGAAATCTGCCAAATCAAGCACAGATTCTATTGTGCCAAATCCGTACTTGCCGTGCTGTGTTGTTGACCAGAAACATTGTTCAAGCACACCGGCCCCACTCCGGTACATTTTAAGTAAAAACTCTTTCGACGGATAGAACAGCGGTATGCAGGCGGTGTACTGCTCAAACATGCTCATGGTCGAAATATTATACGGCATATGAATAATACCACGGAAAGACTGTATATCATTCCACGTATGCGGGTGAAAATCGTCATACCTATTCAGCGTGCCATCAATGCGCCATTTTCGTGATCCATCATACAGCAAAAACTCACTGCGCTTTGGTGCCCATTTCATCCCGGTATATTCACACAGCGACGGAATGTATTTACACTCTTTCTTGCCATTTGTACGGTCCTCAAAATAAGCCTTGTCCAACTTGTTGTTAGCTGATACAATCACGGGATCACTGACAAGAAAATCATTGAGCACTTTGAGGCTTGGCTCATTGTCTGTATAGGGGAAATCATATCTGATTGGTATGTGAACAATAACGCGCTTGTCTGTAAATTGCTTGTAGAGCAGGGCGAACACGGGCGGATAGCAGCATACGTATCCGTCATAAGCTGATAATCTTTCATGGTAAGTATCATAAAACTCTCGCCACAATTCTTTCTCGACAATACTGCCAATATTATTTTCAACCAGTGGAACATGCTTGCGCTCCCTTCCCATCACCCACGAATGGCCGGAAATGCTGTCAATATCAAGCTCGTGACCAAGTTTACGCCAGATAAATTCAAGGTCGCTGTTCACCGAAACGTGCTGGTCGAGATTATACAGTTTCATTCCGAGACCTTTTTGACTTCTTTTTTATTTTTATAAACATCATCAATCACCTTCATGATTTCACTTGCACATGTTTTAGCAATATAATCTATATCTTTTTGCACAATAGGTTCATTTTGTTCCTCCCTGTGGGCTATAATTGCCTTGGCTGATTCAAACATTTTTACCACCCCTGCGCATATCCTTTATCTATTGGTTTCAACGTTCCGTCCGGGTTACGCTCGCGCCCCTTTAATGTCAGCTCCTGTTCCTTCTGGTATTCAAACTTTTCTTTGCTGAACATTTTGAGCGGCTTTCTGTTGTCCTCGGCTTTAACCTTGATTGCTATGTTATTTACGATATACAGCAACGCTTCTAAGTGCGGGGAAAGGTTCTTTACTTCCGTATCGCTTTGCATGGCTTGTCGTAGAGATTCTGCTTGGCTATTCATGGTGAACTTTCGCCGGTCAATTACGTTATTAAGAAAATACAACGTTCCAATAGCGTCAAACGTCTGGTCAATAACAACCGGAACCTTCTGCGCGATTAACTGGCTCACAAGGTTCTGCACCGCAGCGCCATTGGTAGGATTCATTACGGGCGGCGCTACATTCATGGCTTTTTTCACAGATTCGCAGTAAGCCTTTATGTTCTCAATAGTGTTCATTGTAGCTTCAAAATTAACATGCAAAAGTCCATTATCCTTATCCCATTGGCAGGTGACAATAGTCGCCCAATTTTCACGCACCGCAAAGCCGTTTATAACCTCGTAGAACCCACCCAGCGGATCATCCTTAACAAACTTTGATATGTCATGTACCAAACACTTCATGCGCTCGATAGCCTGTAGGTGTTTGCTTATAACGGCATAGCGACGAGCAGCCATACTATGTCCAAAATCATCCATAGGCTTATCGGTAAAAGTGCCATCATCTTTCTGAATGTAACGAAAATTGCGCTGCTCTTTGATTGAGTCTACACTGCGCTTAGTCCAGACCTGGCGGTATTCATTAACCTTCAAAATACCAGCACGAACGCTATCTGGACCTTTTTCCACACCCTTTATGTTGAATCCGTATGAGGCAATTTCTTTAATTGATTTAGGCTCTGCACTATCAGCAAATATTTCGTCATGGTTTTTGCGAACACCTAAAGATTCCATACGGCGGGAAATTTGCGGATTGGTGAGGCCGGTTTCGTATATTAGCTGATCACAATAAAGCTGGTCACCGACCACCATACATTTAATCAATGAGGTTTCGTCAGTAAAGCCAAAGTCTAGCCCGAAAAACTCAGGGCCGGAGCCGGGCAGCGGCATTTCGTCACAAGTGGTAAACAGCGGGTGTACAAGCCCCTCAATGTTACCCACAAGACCCAAGCCATAAACATTCCACCAATTTACATCTCTTTCCCTACGTGATTCAATCTTATCTATTGTGTCTTTGGGAAGAACCTGTCGAGCCTGCATATAGGTGGAATGAATAAAGCATATTTGTTTGTGATCTTCTGGAAAACAATCTTTTGTAAAATCGTTTATTCCGTTTTGTTGTAGTAATTGATGTATCCAAAATTCAGAAACGGGGTTATAATCAACAAAAGTACAGCCCTCCGTTCTTACATCAAGTTCATCAAAAGAATCCATTGTAATGTTATTACACTCGTTGAGAAAAAGAATATTTCTCCTACCACCACGCAACCTGGCGGAATCATCCGCGCTGAAAAACTCCATCTGGGATTTATCAAACTTGTAAATATGATCCGTTCTATTGAACGCCATATCGTCAAACTTTTCACCCATTATTTTTTGAAAATCACGGATTGCTCCGCGCTTAAGGTGAGGAATTGATTCAGATACAACAGAAATTATACCAGCATTGTAAAAAGATGATGCAGCTAATACGATAAGCAATTGAAGAATTGAATAGGTTTTACTACTTGAAGTTCCACCCTGATTCACAATGACTTTATAACCCTCCTCGAACGCCCTGCGGTTACGAGAAAATACTGTTGTGGTTTCAAGATTCGGGAGAATCATCCGGCCCACACAGCATCTTTTTGACAAAGCTTGCTGTAGCTTGATCGGTAACTATAATTTGAGGTGGTACTGATTTTATTTTTTCACCACCAGAGGTAATGTCGTGATTGTCGCGGAATTTATTTATATTTTTTGCGAGAAAGATTGCAGACGGCGCGTTGTAGCCGTGTATTTTACCAGTTGCACCCTGCTCAAGAAGGTCAAAATAGTAACGCTTGTATTCGCGCTCTGCTTCTTCTATCTTTTCGGTGGGAAAATCAACTGGGAAATCTTTTATATATCGTTCTATTGTTTTGTCAGAACACTCTGGAAAATATGAAGGATACCCGCCTTTTTTCAAGTAAGAACAATATCTTTCACACAAAGCTTGACGTTCTTTTGGGGTTTTGTACTTTTCTGCAAAGTTGTTATTAGGAGGGGCACCTTCAGCAGCCATATAACGCACCTTCAAGCAAAGCAGCTCATGTTAAGGTTTGTAACGGTCAATAAGTAATTTACGATAAAAAGCAATAGTTGTCAAGCACTATTTACACAAATCGGTAAAAAGGTAATACTTATATATATTGGACGCTATTAGCGCGTTATTTGTCACGACCTGTCTGTAAAAATAAATTGCAGCTATAGCATTATTTTCTTGACACGGCAATGGGCTTGTTGTATTGTTATAGCATGCTCAGGAATTTCCACGTAAATTTATAGCCTGTCCGTAGCGCAAAGCTCCGGCGCATAGCTGTATTTCCCTGAGCAGGAATACAGGCAGGCTTTTTAATTGAGGCTTTGTGGGATATACTAAACTTGATGAGGGTATTTTACTTTCTTCAATAATGGCCTGTGATCCTAAAACATTTAAGGTGTGGATTGCTTTACTCGCCGCATGTAAGCCGGATGGAATAGCTCCCGTATCTTCTGTTGGTATTTCTTCTGTTTGCAGATTATCACTTGATGAAACAAAAGCGGCAATCGAAGAACTGTCCTCTCCGGACACAGAAAGCCGATCTATTCAAAATGAAGGAAAACGAATTGAGCGTGTAGATGGTGGATACCGAATAATAAATTATCAGAAGTTTCGTGAGTTAAACTACAAGGAAGCTGATGCAAAAAGGAAATATGAAGAGAGAAAGAAAAAGACTTGTCCGGAAATGTCCGGAGATATGGCGGACATTAATGCTTCTGCTTCTGCTTCTGCTTCTGCTTCTTGTATTAAAGAGGGAATGCAAGGGGGGAATGATTTTTCAACGCTTTTTTTGGAGTTTTGGAGTTCATACCCGCGCAAGGAAGGTAAGGGCGCAGCTTATAAATCGTGGATGAAAATATCATCACCGGGCGAAACGCTCCAATTAATATTGATTGCCCTTGAATGGCAGAAACAGACAGAACAATGGAAAAAAGATAATGGACAATACATTCCAATGCCTGCAACATATTTAAACCAACAACGATGGTTAGATGAAAAACATAAAATAATTTTGCCAACACACATTTTATCAGCCGGGGAAAAACAGATACAAAAAGAACGAATGAAAGAACTTAATGGTTAACATTGCTATTGTGCCTGAGAAAATGTTATCTGTTCCAAATTGGATAGTCTGGAAACGTGAAATACGTGAGGGTAAAGAAACGAAAGTACCATATAGGGCAAATAGTTTTGGAAAAGCAGAAAGCAATAATTCAAAAACCTGGACGGATTTTAACACAGCATTATCCGTTTCAAATGATTTTGATGGTATAGGGTTTCAGTCTGGGATTGAGCCGGAGGCATTTATTTTAATTGATCTTGACCATTGTCTTAGTGATGCAAGTGATTTTATTGAGCCTTGGGCGTTAGAAATAATAGAGGAGGCAAATAGTTACACCGAAATATCCCCAAGTGGGGATGGCTTCCATGTTTTTTGTGGTGGAAAACTTTTAAAACCTTCGGTGAAAACACAAAAAGCGGAAATTTATGGTTGCAAAAGATATTTTACTTTTACTGGAAACGTCTTTCAAAATAAAAAAGATTTTAGAGAACTAAACGAAGATGAAATAAATAAAATTTACGAAATGATACAAAAAACAAAACAAAATAAAACAGAAACATTGTTAAATTATAATAATAATACTACAAAAATAAACGATCTTCCAGAAAAAATGTTCAAAGCTATAAACGGATTTAAAATACAGGCTCTTTGGCAAGGAGATACCTCCGCATATTCAGGAGATCATTCATCCGCAGATATGGCGTTATGTAATCATCTTGCTTTCTGGACATCAAGAAATTTTATAGAAATAGATTCTTTATTTCGGCAATCAGGATTAATGCGCCCTAAATGGGATAAAGTACATTTTGCTAATGGATATACCTATGGGCAAATAACAATAGAGCGGGCGATTAATAACTGTTCCAATACTATAGGTGATAAAAACATAAAAATAGGTGAACAGATTGACGGGCAACCGAGAGAAATAAACTGTGATAAGATTGCAAGCGTTTCGGGGGTAATGGAATATTTAGAAAGTGTCAAACAATTTTATAATAATGGAAAACAAGCAGGATTGTCTACTGGATGGAATAATATTAATAAAATATTTACAATGGTGCCATCTTTACTTTATGTCATTACTGGTTATCCAGGTAGCGGAAAAACAGAATTTATACTTGATATTAGTAACAACCTTGCGGTTTCACATGATTTTACTTGGGCTATTTATTCACCGGAAAATTATCCGGCACCGTTTATAATTCAAAACCTGACTGAAAAAAACAAAAAAATGTCTTTCTTTGGATCAAACAGGATGAACTTTAGTGACGTAGAAGAATCTATGAAATTTCTTGAAGAACATTATAAATTAATAGGGATCAACAACGAGTCCGTTACTTTAGATATGATATTAAACACAGCCAAAGATTTGAATATTGACGGATTAATTATTGATCCATATAATGAACTTGAACATACTCGGCCAACCGAAATGTCCTTGACTGAATTTGTTGGATATAATTTAATGAAGTTGCGCCGTTATGCAAGAATAAATAATCAAATCGTTATTGTTTCTGGACATCCAGCAAAACCAAAGAAGAACGAAGATGGTTCTTATTTGGTTCCTGAATTATATGATATAAGCGATTCTGCACATTGGAGAAATAAGCCGGACATAGGAATAATTATTTATAGAAACGAAAAAACAGGATTAACAGATATACATTGTAAAAAAATGAGATTTAAAAATCACGGTTGCTTAGGGGTTGAATCTTTGGAGTTTGATATTACTAAAGGAACATTTAGCCAACAAAAAACAGAAGAAGAAAAAAAACAAGAAGGAAGGGGAGATATATGGTGACTGCTCCCACGACTAAAGTCGTGGGCTTCCATGAGTCCTGACCAGTGCTTTCGCCTTACGGCGAGGCACAGGTCGCTCAACAGACTCCAATCCGAGTCTGAGTATCTCTAAGGCAGAGTTTAAATCTCTACCTGTCTTAAAACCGCAGTGAGGACAATTATGAACACGAACCTCAATAGTCTTAGTCACGGTAGTGCCACACTGCGAGCATCGCTGACTGGTTCCTCTTGGGTCTACTCCCACTATGATCCGCCCAGCGTTTTCAGCTTTGGCGGTCATATACTGAATCAGAGTAGACCAAGAAGCATCAGCTATGCTTTTAGAATATTTCTTTTGCTCAAGCATATCTTTAACATTCAGGTTTTCATGAGCAATGAAATCATATTTATCAACGAGTTTCTTGGAAGCCTTATGACAAAAATCCTCTCTCTTGTTTTTTATCCTCTCATGGATCATAGCCAAAACTCTTTTATGTTTGGCTTTAAAAGTTATATTCTCACGCCTTTTGGCTTGAGCAAAAGCCTTTTGTTCAAGATTAAAAAATCGAGGTTTATCTATTTTAGACCCATCAGAGCACTGGATATAGGTGATAAGACCCAAATCAATTCCAGCAATTTTTCCGGTTTTTGTGAGAGGCTCAGGTTTTTCTGTTTCACAGGAAAAATAAACATACCATTTACCGGTAGGAGTTTTTTTAACGGTACAAGTTTTAATAGTACCTTCGACAGGTCTATGGAGAACAATCTTTACGCGGTCGATCTTGGAAAGATAAACCCCGTCAGGATGGAGTCTAAATCCGGCCTGTGGGTAGGTTATGGAATGATACCAACCTTTACCTTTAAATCTTGGAAAACCTGGGTTCTCTCCTGCCTTACAACGCCGCCAAAAGGCTTTGAAAGCAAGGTCAACTCGGAGTTGAGCATTTTGAAGAACCTGAGAAAAGACTTCATTAAGTTCTGGTTTAACAGTTTTCCATTTAGTGAGTTCTATTTGACTGGCATAAAGAGAGATAGATTTTTTCTCAGATTCCCAAGTATTTTTTCTAAGTGCAAGAGTTTCGTTATAGACCCAACGAGTCTGTTCCAAAATGTTATTCATTTTGGTTGTTTGAAGTTTAGTTGGGTATAATCTATATTTAAAAGTCTTACGCATATAAGACTAATATAATCTATTTGCCTAAGAAATGCATGATTTATTTTAAATTAGACTGGCTCACTTTCATCCCACGGCTAAAGACGCTCGAAGACTCGCTCCGTGGGCTTTCTCGTTCGCAGGATCGTAAACTCGGCCATAAACACCCTTATCGGGGCTGGAGTGGCCCACGAGGTGCATCATGCAGCAGAGGCTCAAATATCCAAGCATTGAAAAGTGGCGCGAGTACGAAACTGAGAAGCGCAAAATAGAAGAGCGCAATCTTACGCCTGAACAATACGAGGCCGCAATAAAGGAATTATGCGAAAAGCTAAAAATATGAGCACTCCCACCCCCTGCCCCCTGCTTGGCGGCGCTCCCCAGGACTGCGCCACATGCCCGGAGCTGGGCATATGCCACGAAACAACGTATGGGGATGTGCCCGAATTGCGCAGACGCCTAGAGCGCATGGAAGCGTACTGGAAACAAAAGCAGGCCGCTAAAT